TTACACTGGAGATACAGCGGACATTTATTAAATGTATTTTATAAGTGCGCCATTTGGCAACTATTTACAATATACTAATTTCTTGAGCGGCAATCCAGTAATAAGTGTTACAGGAACATTTACAGTAAAACCAAGACCTGGACTAGTAAAACAGATCGTAAAAACACTTAGGTATACCAAAACTGGTTGGCGCAATAAACTCGGGTTACGTAATCCAGGTATATTTGTAGGTATAGAACAAACCGCACCTAATGCTGTTATGAGTATTGCTAGTTTAGAACCAAACGACTGGCGTATACTATATGAAATAGTACCTAAGAATATGAGTGTAGAACTTAACATAAGTTGTCCAAATGTTGACAAACATCCAAACTTAATTAAAAACTTTGCTAAAGACGAGCGTAAATGGTGTATCGTAAAAGTACCACCAACTATAACAAATAAACAAATTGACAGAATAGTAAAATCAGGATATACTCAAATACATGCAAGTAACACAGTGCCAACAACGAAAGGCGGGCTCAGTGGTGATGTAATTGTACCACATACTTTAAGAATACTAGAGTACATAAAAAGTACACATCCTCATGTTGAAGTTATCGCAGGTGGTGGTGTAAAAGATAAAGCCAGTGCTAATAGATATATTGACGCTGGAGCAGATCATATTAGTTTAGGCAGTGTATGTTTTACTCCTTGGAAAGTTAAAAGAATAATTTGATGAAAACAAAGACTTGTAATAAAAAGTTTCAATCTCTCAACCTAGCCTTATTGCTATCGGCTTGCGGTAAAACTGTAACAGTTGATAATACTAAATCACCCGAACCTGTAGTAGTAATACTTGATGCTTTTCAAACAAGCACATCACATGGTCCTCAAGTCTTAAAAAACTTTTATGGTGAATTTGGAAATGACCAAAAAGAAGTAACTGTAATTGCAGAAGATTTAGATTTTGATAAAACACCAGATCCAATACTAAGAGCATACCAAGACTTTGATCCTGATGTTATTAATGCAAGTTGGGGTAGTAAACGTAATATAGATTACCCACACATAGATAATTACGATACTTATCGTAACGGTGATGCATATTTAGAATCTAATCAAATACTATGGGAAAATGGTGTAACAGTTACCGCCTCTTCTGGTAATGATGGAGAAAATGATTCAGCAGTTGCTAGTTGGGCCAGTAGTATTTTTCCTATTGTAGTTGGTGCTTACAGTCAGTATAACGGTGATATCTACGATTGGAGCAACAAAGGATCTGCTGTTGTACACTATTATGAAATAGGTGATGGTTGGGGTATAGAAGGAACTAGTTTTAGTGCTCCTAGAGTAGCGGCACAGGTTGCACTAATCAAAAGCGAATATAACGATATTAGTGAAAGTAGTGTTAGAACTATACTTGAAAAAAATAGTTTGTATGATTTTGATAGTGGAGACTATGTGCAAAAAATAGATGAAATTAAAAACTTTGATCCTAGTATAGATACTCGTGTAAAAGTTGAAGCAGTATTTGAAATATTTGAAGGCAGAAATCCCAGTCAAACAGAACTGGACAACTGGATTAATCTAGTCGATAATGGAGAAGAAACATTAGGAACTATGGCACGTTGGTTTGCTATAAATGGTATTCAAACACAAGACATTCCACCTATCGAAAGAATGCAAGCGTTTTATCATTATTGGCTCAACAGAGAAAGCCAAGACAACGAAATAATACAAATGCTCAATGATTTAATAGAAACACAAAATTGGAATCAAACCTTTGATAACTTTTTAAACCTACAACATGTTGACACTAGCTATAGTTTCGTGTATAATAACTACGATGTACTAGCAACCGAGGTAATAGCTTGACGAAAAACTGGACTAAAAATTCTCCATATAGAAATAAAGAAAAAGATGAAATTGCAGATATATTTTATGAGCAATTTAAAAAGCACGGTGTAAAACTTCCAGAAACATACACAGAGCAAGAATTGATTGACTTAAATCCAAATGTTCCTGTATGGTTCACTAAACAACATATGAAACTGAAAGATAAAAAATGAAAGATATTTGGGTAGAAAAGTATCGTCCTAAAACTGTAAACGAATACGTATTTAAAAACCAATCACATAAACGACAAGTTGAGAATTGGGTAAATGATGGAAGTATTCCGCATTTATTATTTGCTGGTAGTGCAGGTACAGGTAAAACTACGTTAGCACGTGTTCTTATTAACGAACTAGATGTACAAGATGCTGATGTACTGTTTATTAACGCAAGTCGTGATAATGGTATTGATTGGGTACGTAATAAGATTACTAACTTTAGTGAAACTATGCCTTGGGGTGACTTTAAAGTTGTACTACTAGACGAGGCTGATTATTTGTCTCCGGACGCACAAGCGGCGTTACGTGGAGTTATGGAACAGTATCATACTAGTGTGCGATTTATTTTAACTTGTAACTATCCTAATAAAATTATTCCAGCATTGCAAAGTAGATGTCAACTTATTACTATTCAGTCGCAAGATCAAAATGAATTTACTGCTCGTTGTGCAGAAATATTAATTACTGAAGGAACAAAGTTTGAACTGGATTTGCTTGATACATTTGTAAAAGCAAACTATCCAGATATGCGTAAAACTATTAATAACTTACAAGCATCAACTATTAATGGTATATTAACCGAACCAGAAGTAGAAGAAACTGATACTGCTTGGCGTATTAAAATGGTTGAAATGTTTAAAGCAGGTAATATTAAAGAAGCACGTAAGTTGATTACAGCAAATGCACAAATTGCAGAATACGAAGAAATATATCGATGGTTATATGACAATATAGAATTATTTGGAGATACTCCAGACAAACAGGACGAAGCAGTTATTATAATTCGTAACGGATTAGTAAAACATGTAAGTGTTGCTGATGTAGAAATTAATCTAAGTGCTACACTAATTGAGTTACAAATGGTATGAGTACAGTAGTATTTGTTGCATTAGAAGAAGAATTTACACAAGCACAGGCTCCACGTGGAGTTAATGTTGTTCATACAGGTATAGGGAAAATAAATGCCGCAACTCAAGCGGCAAGATATCTTACTGTAAATCCTCACACTAAAGTAGTTTATAACTATGGTACTGCCGGTGGCGGTGATGCAAGTGTTGCAGGTGAGTTATTAGGTGTTAACGCACTAGTAGAGCGTGACATGGATTTAACACCACTTGGATTGCCACAGTTTATAACACAAGAAAAACAAGTACCTTTCATTTATACCAGTAACAGAGATACAGAAATTGTATGTGGTACAGGCGATAGCTTTGCTAGACCAAAACTTCCATATCATATTGTAGATATGGAAGCATATGCAATTGCTAGTGTAGTAAGACAGTTTGGTATCCAAAACTTTTATTGCTACAAATATATTAGTGATACCGACGATGATACAGATCCAGCAAAGGCTTGGAAACTTAATGTATCAAAAGGTGCAAAAAAGTTCAAAAAAATCTTGACATTATAAGTTTTTTATACTATATTAAGTGTATGAGCAAGAGAAGCTCGCTAACTTAATGGGCAAGTTGCCCGATGTATAAGGAAACTATAATGACTGAACTATCATACGCAACACGTGTGAACAAAGAATATGAGACTAGTGCCTCTAACTTTGTTACACTACAAGAACGTTTAAACGAAGCACTAGAAAAAGCACCATTTTTTGCCGCACAGTTGGATCAAATGGTAACAGAGTTCAAACGTAAAAATACTCAATGGAAAAAGTTTTCAGATCTTCAGTTGTGTCAAGCACAAACTGTAAATCTTAGCGATATTGTTATCGACACTAGTATGCAAAGACAACCTAACATGCGTCACATACTAGAAATTATTCAAAACTTTCGTGAAACAATGGTTATGGCTATTCAAGTTTATGTAAACGAAGATGGCAAATATACAGCATGGGACGGGCAACACACAGCTCTTGCATTATATATATTGGCTACCAAAGTTTTCGGCGATCGTTTAAAAGCATGTGAAATTCCAATTGTTGTGTACTGCACAAGCCAAAAACTTGAGATTCGACGTAATTTTATTTTGTTGAATGGTGATGCAAAACAACCACTAGACTTTATAGACACATATAAGCAAATGGTTTATGGTGTTAAAGTTGATGGCGCAACAGACCAAGAATGGATGGATACTGCAACAAAAAATGATTACTTTCGTGATGCAGATTTATTTGCTACTAATGGTAAATTTGGCGATGATGACGAAGTAGGTGCATTTACATTGCTTGCAGATACCACAATGAGCAAAAGCCTTAAAACTAGAAAGCATCCGGAAGTAACACGAATGTTTGCAGATTATTGGATACGGCTAAATGCAAAACGTCCAGTAGAAGCAAAAGAAGCAAGGCAGTTATTTGAATTTTTTAACTTGTGCTACGAACAAGGTATCGAAGTTAATGATGAATATGTAAAACAATTTGTAGAGTTTACTAAAGACTTCTTTGAAGCAGACTTTTCACCTAGCGGAATGTTCTGGGATAAAGTTAAAATGGCATATGAAAGTTGGTATGCAAAAGCTAATCCAGATAGCTACCGTGATTGGGGTGTACGAGGTTTTACTACAGAGATGCGTACTGGACTTCCGTTTTTAATTGCACAAATGAAGCAAAGTACTGATCTTGCTACTCCTACATATACACCTAACAATGGCTTTACAGTTGCTAAAGAGGACTTGTGGGACTAATGGCTAAGTTACGTAATCCAGATAAGGATAAAATGAAAAGCTCTGGGGTGTTGCGTGAGCAACACCGTAGAGGGACTTGCTGTATGCTTGAAGATTGTGATAATCCTATTTCAATTTTTGATGGTCCTGGCGGTAACATATTGTGCAGAGATCACCAATTAGAATGTGTAGAGTATGGAGGCATGGGTAAGCCCGAACGACCGCATACATTCTACAGAGGATGGGAATGTAACACTTGTGGATATGACCCACGTGAAGATCCAGAGATTATTGAAATCGACGATCCTTATCATCAGCTACGTGTAGCACGTGGTGTTATGCATGGCGATCATATACACTTAAAAAGCCACGGTGGTGCCGATACAGCAGAAAATATCAACACATTATGCTGTAGATGTCACATGATAAAGTCGTATAAAGAGAAAGATTATTTAGGAAATCGTAAATAAAATTACAACCTATTGAAAACGCAAGATTCTTTTCTTGCGTTTTTGGTTGACATTCAAGACATCTTACACTATATTATTAGTATAAGTTGTTAAAAAGGATCAAATATGTATATTGGATATCAAGAAGAATTGTTTAAAAGTAGTTGGGGTGTTAATCCTGGTTTTAAAGCACTAGCTGATAAACTAAGCGAAATGATTCCACTAGAAGGTGCATGTGAAAATCCACGTACTACTAACAAAGCTCTTGATAAATTCAGAAGAGCACAAAACGTAATTTACGATTTGTTTAACAATGGTCTTTGTAACAGAAGAAACGAATATAGAAGAATGTTTGGTGAAGTTCCACTTCCTGGTTATGGTCATCAGTATTCAATCAGTAACATTCGATGGAGTCAAATAGAAGATGAAGTTGAAGCAAACTTTACTCCTATTATACTTGAAGCGGCTAAAGAGCAAGGATTAGTATAATGTACGATATTAGAGTTTTTAATAGCGCAGTGCCTGGAGACAGAAGAATAAGTATTCAGGATGTAAATATTGTATCAATGAAAATGGATGATTATGGAAAACCATATTGTTTGTTTGAACATGAAGATTATCCACTAGGCGCATTGTATGCGACTTTTAATGGTGCAGAATGGGAGTGTGACTTATGTTAAGAGAAAGTATTAGTGAATTTTTTGGTTACCTTTTTATTATAATTTTTGCATTAGGTTGGATGGATTTTGGACAAGGTCCTGATCTTACTTGGTGGAAACTTGTACACTGGATGGCATCGTGAAAATTCGCATAGAAGGGTTAACTGAACGCCAAACAGAAATTCTAGATATTTTATGGAATTTAGATTCGACAGATGATGTAATCGAATGGTTAGGAACATTATCACAACAAGAATTCGAAATGGCTGTAACACTTCAAGAAATGATTATCGACACACTAATGGAACAAAAAGCAGAAGAGGATGTCGAATTAGCGCAAAATATGTTACGTGAAATTGGTGTAAAATGTTAGACCAACACGCCGCAGAACTATTTGCAAAAAATATAAACATGATGGTGCCGTGGTATCTTATGGCATCTTACGCATATTACGAACAAGGCGATCCGATTTTTACTGATGCTTTTTTCGATGAAATGGGTAAAACAATGAAGGAAAGATGGGATGACATTGATCATTTTCACAAGTCTATTATTACTATTGACGACCTTACAGCCGGTACATTCCTTGGCAAGTATCCTAGTAGAGTCGAAGGAGGACTTAAAAGTCTCAGAGAAACTTACTTTACTAAAGACGGAAAAGTAAGAAAAAAGATTAAAAAAAGTTAAATTAGGTGTTGACAAACCAAGACATCATGCTTATATTATATGTATAAGTTGATAAAACGGAGAAAAAGAAATGCAAATCACTGATATTAAAACTGGCGTTGAAACTCTTATTGAAGCAATTAAAACTGACTATCGTGGTTGGATGTTGCGTGACGATGAATATTCAAAAGTACAGCAAGATATGGTTGATCGTTTTGAAGAAGGCATTGGCTACTCGGAAGGTAACAAGTATATTAAGATTACTAAAGAGAACAATGGTTGTGTTTGGGGGTTTGTTGTTAAAGAAGATGGTCCTAAGTTTAAAAAAGGTGACATCTTAAAAGCCGCTGGTTGGAATGCTCCTGCTACAAACGCCGCACGTGGTAACGTGTTTGATGGTTTTAGCATTAACTGGACTGGTCCACACTACTTAAAATAATTAATAAAGGTTGACAGTAGCGTCGAAAGGCGCTACTTTTGTATTTGTAATTCACAAACGAGGCTAACATGACAGAACAATTCCAAGATATCGAAACATTAGAAGAAGCAATCATCGCACTTACAGAAGGTGCTTCAGATGAAAAGAGAATGGCTATTGTTGCATTACATGATATGCTAGATCGAAAGCGGTCGGTTGTTCAACAGTTTGAATCAGAACTAGAAGATATGTTTGATAATGTTTCAGGATGATTAAGGACTGGTCAGTTAAAGAAATTAAAGCTCAGGTAGATAAAATTGCCTGGGCTGAATCAGATCCACGTATGGACGGTTTTGTAACGTGGGGTTGTAAGGAAGATTTATATTCAATTTATTGGTACGTAGAAGATAAGTTGACAAATTGTAGTATATATGGTTCTGTAGAAGATGAACTACACGAACGTCGAAGAAGCAAAAAAATCATCACCAAACTTGGAGGCAACGTTGAAGACCAGTGAAATTGAAAACCGTCTAGCAGAGATTCTGCAGAATTATAACCACCCATTATTTGAACGTGCATATGAATTAATTGCCGATCAAAACTTTTCTGAATCAGAGGAAGAAACTAATGTCAAAAAAGTTAAAGTCTCCGATTAATAATATTCAACAATTAATGGCAATCACATCAGAGGAGTGTGGAGAACTTACACAAGTCTGTATGAAGATAATGAGAAAATATGATTCAGTTGAGGGAATTGAAAAAGATAAAAAATACCGCACAAAATTAATAGAAGAAGCAGGTGATGTATTATGTATGCTTGAACTATTAGCAGAGCATGATATTGTCGACTGGCAAGAACTGTACGATCGTGCAGATGTAAAACGTAGTAAACTTAAAACATGGAGTACCTTGATAAATGATGAAAACTAAAGCACCCACAGATGGTCGTATAGGCATTAAAGAGCTTATTGATTTTTTTCAAACTAGTGCAAACAAACTCACTGCAAGCGGTGAAGAGGATAGTGCATTTTACTTTGAGCAAGTTGCAGATCATTTAAAGCAAAATCCACACAAAGGTCTTCAAGAAAAAACTGAAAGAATTTTAGGTCTTTAATGGATCTTTGTCCAATACTTCCTATCTATATCGGCACTGCACATTACAGTGAACCTATACAAGAGCTGGAATATATACGCAGTTTAGATGCTGTGTATAATGTTGAAAATAAAGTTAGTGTCGATAAACGAGTATTAAATTACAACTATTCTTTTAAAAGTTTTATTGAACAAAACTTACAGGAATACTTTATTCAAGCGATGGGAAGTGAACAGTCAGTAAATCCTATAATCACACAAAGTTGGTTTACATATACTGATCAGATGCAGTCTATGCACAATCATAAACACCCAAACTCAATTATAAGTGGAGTGTTTTATATTGATGCACACGATGATGAACTTACTTTCAGCGAAGATACACAAACATATAAAATGTTGGATTGGGGATATCAAACAAAACAACATAGTATAAAAGTTAATACCGGAGATTTGTTACTTTTTCCAAGTTCATTAGAGCACCATTTTAAACCAATTGAAAATAATGGGCGTATTAGCCTTGCATTTAACAGTTTTTTACAAGGATATTTTGGTTCAGAAAATGGTGCTACAAAATTAGGTATAAAAATATTTTAAAAAAAATTATAAGTCATTGTTTTTGCATAATTCTTTTTTTACGAAAACTGTTGACATTCAAGACATCTTACACTATATTAATAGTATAAGTTGTTAACAAGGAGTGAAAATGTCAAGAATAGTTCATTTAGATAACGGTTCAGCTATTAAAGCAGATATTATTGAAACATTTGATCGTGCTATTGAAGCAGATGAGAATGTAGCAAAAGGTATTGCTACTACTAATTTTTGGAACTTTGTAGAAGCTGATATGTACTTAGAACATTCAAGCATTTATAGCGGTGAATACATACAAGAATGTTTTGAAAAACTTGCAGACATTTGGATGGGTATTGAGAAAAGGTTTGGTATATAATGGCAAAACGTGGTGAACTAAAACCTATGGATGCATGGGAACATACAATACGTAAAAACGCAGTTGCGTATAATGTTGTTATGTTTCAACCTGGCAAAAGCAGTAGAATGTATCAAAGTTTTGATAATTTGCCAATGGCAATTGCATACAGTAAAATTACATTGCAAGAGCCAAATAGAATTCGTAGTGCAATGGTTTATGCAATTGATAAAGATGAACACCATGCGCTAGTTGGTACAATGGGTAGACACGATTTAGAATTTAAAGAAGTGGAAGAAAAAACATGGTAGATGCACCAGCACTTGGACGTTATATGATGGACTTAACTTATCAGGTTAAGGACAATTATGAATTAGCAAATAAGTTAAGTTATCTCGGAGAAGAGTTAACTGAATTAGGTACACCGTTTAGTAAGCGGTGGGATCAGTATACTACACTGGATAAAAAACTTATTATCCTATGTAAAGAAAAGATGGAAAAAGAACGAACAGGCTCTTGACATTCGGTTCAAGATGTCTTATATTATATATGTAAGTTGAGAAAGAAAGGTAAATATGAACAATTTAATACTCACTGATGTTGATGGCGTACTGCTTGATTGGGAAACTGGCTTTCACGATTGGATGGAGACAAAAGGTTTTGTCCGAAATGCAATCGCTAGTTATGATATGCATGTTGTTTACAATCAAAGAAAAGAGCATGTAAAAGAGCTTGTACGTGAATACAATAACAGTGCGTGGATGTGTTGTTTAAAACCTTTACGAGATGCAATTGACGGTGTAAAAATGCTCGCTGATGCCGGATATAAATTTGGTGCTATTACTAGCTTGAGCTTAGATCCTTACGCAGGTCAACTAAGAGAAGAAAACTTAAAAAAGTACTTTGGTGATGTTTTTGAGTTTGTAACATGTTTAGATACTGGCGCTGATAAAAATGAAGCATTACTTCCTTATAAGGATAGTGGGCTATGGTGGATTGAGGATAAACCTTCAAACGCACAGCTTGGCGCAGAATTTGGTTTGAAAAGTTTGCTTGTGCGACATGAGCACAATGGTTACTTTGATTGCGACGGCGTAACTAAGGTAGACAATTGGGCGCAAATTGCTAATCTAATTATTAAGTCTTAAATCACTCGCCGTAGATATCTAATACATCAACAACAGCAGGGTGTCGTTCGACATCCTGTTTTGTAAAATGCACACACCCGATGGTGTTGTGGTCGGTGGTTAAACGTTGTGTAAAATCTTTTAAACCATTATTTTGGTATCCTCTATCATGTTGTGCCAGGTCGCCTGTGACAACTATTTTAGAACCGGTACCAATGCGTGTTAGTAACATTTTCATTTGCTCTGGTGTAGCATTTTGCATTTCATCCGCTACGATCCAGCACTCCTTAAATGTTCTTCCTCGCATATAAGCAAGTGGAGCAATTTCAATTTCTTTATTTTCTATCATACGTTCCACTTGTTTTGGTGTCCAATGTTCTTCAAGAACATCGAATATCGGTCTTGTCCAAGGTGCCATCTTATCTTTAAGATCTCCGGGCAAAAATCCGTGTTGTTCGTCTACTGAAACAGCAGGTCTCGTAATTACAATTTTACTAACTTCTCCACTATCATACTTGTGTATACCCATTTGGACAGCCAGCATGGTTTTACCCGTGCCTGCAGGTCCAGTTGCAAAACATATAGATTTTTGAGGGTCGTCTAATAGGTCAATGTAATCTTCTTGATGTACATTGCGTGGTAAAATAGTTATTTTCTTTTTGCGATACGTTTGTAATTCTACTACCATATCGTTAAAGTTTGAATTCCTGCTATTTTGTTTTCTCGCTCTTTTGGCCATGTAGTACTCCATTGTTTGTTGTTGCGCCCAATGTGTCTACAAAAGTATTTATTAAAAAGAACTAAATAGTAGTAAGATGAGTACAGAATTAGAACAATTAAAAAACACATTAGATGGTATTATCGAATCAAGCAGTGATTTAAGTGTCTTGCTTGACTTTGAAGAAGTATTGGACAATTTGAATATGTATGCATATAAGAATTGGGAGTACGGAGAAATTATTGCAGGTCCAGACGTATCACGTTATTGGATCACGGTAACATTACTATACCCAGAAAGATTAATGCCGGACCCAGATGCGGCATTAAGATTAATTAAACACGGAGCAAGAGTATTTTATAAAAAAGATACACTACTTGAGCCTGTAAAAATTACTAAACCAGAAGACATGGGTGAAATAGATCCTAAAACAGGTAAACGTAAGCCTAAGAAGAAAAAAACAAAGGTATGGTTAGTAACAATTGAAATGCCACGTGACTTTGTAAATGAATTTGAAAGTTCAAAAGTTACAGTTAACGGTGTTGACATTGATATGAGTGAAGTTGATAGTGCATACGATTCAGATTACGATAACGAGATGAATCCAGACAAACAAGATATAGGAATAGAATAATGAGTGAGTTAGATAGAGTAAAACACTTAGCAGGATTGACATTAGAAATGGATTCGGCCAGAGGACTACTAAAAGAATATACAGTAGAAGATGTAGCTGATCGCCAAACTCTGCAGAAACTAGCAGGTATTGAAGAAGCTATGGACGGAGAGATTACCAAAGACTCAGTCAAGCAGAGTGCATTAGAATTACTAGTAGATATTGCAAAAACTTCTAAACAATACAAAGGTGAAGTCACAGACGATCAAGTTCATTATTTAGGCAGTCTTGTACATGATTTTGATATGGCTGGCATTGAAACAGAAAAATATAGTGAAATAGAAAAATTATTTAGAACAATGGCAGACACTGAAAGAGCAGACATGGAAATGATTCAACCAGCATATGCCCAAGCAAAGAATCTAGACGAAGCATATTCACCAGGTGATGAAAATGAAGAGGGCATGGTAAGTGATTGCTGTGGTGCTCCTATAATGGATGTTTATGAAGGTCATGGAAGATGCAGTGATTGTAAAGAAATGGCATCAGCAGTTAACGAAAGTAAGTCAGAAGGTGATGCTTGGTATATTGAACAAGATGCAAGACGTATGGCAGAAAAAGACGGACATGATTGGGCAAGCATGCCATATGGACGTAAAAGTGTTTATCGTGACAAAGCCGCAGAAATGCGTAAAGGTGACGAAGAAGATGATGATATGTATGAAGCAGTAGGCCCAGCGGCTGAAATTTTTTATGAAATGCAAGACATGTATGCAGGAGGCGTAAGCCCAAGTAAACCACATGAAACTATTATTGACGAGCTAGTACGTTTCCTAAGCGGTGACCAACTAGAAGATTTTGTAGAGACTTTCCGTAGACATCACATGGATCTCGGCGACGACATGTTTAAGGATTAAAAAATGACAGTAAAATATGCAGAAATGGAAAACTTAGTTACCCCTACTATTAGTATCGACCAATACAAACCAAAGATTGGCGAACCAAACGAAACAGTAGTAGTTGCATTTGAAGTTGCATTTGAGCAACCTGCTAAAGATTTAAGTAACTTGATCGAAACTGATGTAGCCGATACACTAGATGTAGATGTTAGTGATGGGCCAAACAGTGACGGAAAGTATATGGTATTTGTTGAGTTTGATCGTGATAAAGATTTATACGAAGGCATTATGAATATCGTAAAAGTTGCTAGTCAGGTAACAGCAATTACAGAATGGAAATATAATTATTTTAAAGGCCCGGATAGTGCAGACTTAACAGCAGAAAACTTAGCTGAAACAGTTCTTGACAATTCAGAAGAGTATGTGTTACGTTATAGTAATGATGATACAGAAACTAATGAATCAATCGAAAGAGTAAAGGAACTTGCGGGGCTGTAATGGCGAAGGAAGAAGCACTAGTATTTCCAGGTAAAGTAGTTAATTGCCTTCCGAACGCACTTTTCAAAGTTGAATTAGAGAATGGTCATCAAATAATTGCGACTATAAGTGGCAAAATTAGAAGATTTAATATTAACATATTACAAGACGACCGAGTAGATGTAGAAATGACGCCATACGATTTGGATAAAGGTCGCATAGTTTTTAGGCACAAATAATGAGCAAGATATTAATAGTTATTATTATTATGATGGGCGGTATTGGTTACTGGTATTACAACGATTCTCAAGAACGTATGGAAATACTACAAGCAAATAACGCAACACTAAAAGCAAATCAAGCAAACTTAGAACAAGCAATTGCAACACAGCAACAAACTATGGAGCAATTACAAAGAGATTTCGAACGAGTTGCAGAACAAAATGCAAAACTGCAAGAACAATATGCGGCAATACGAAAACAAAACCAAAGACTTGCTGATAAATTAGAGAAGATCGATTTAGAAGCGGCGGCAATTTCTAATGCAGAAAGTATTGAACGTGCAGTCAATGGCGGAACAAAAAACGCAGGCAGATGTTTTGAAATACTAAGCGGAAGTCCACTAACGGAGAAAGAATTAAATGCAGAAAACAAAAACGCTTTTAACAAAGAGTGTCCTTGGCTTTGGCCTGGTCCTCCTACTGAGCGGGTGTCTGGGCAGTAATACTGTTGTCGAACCTCCAGTAGTTATTAAAGCAGAACCAATTCAAAAACCGGATCTAACATTACCTCCTGTTGATCAACTTAACATGCGTGAAGTAAAGTGGGTTGTAATTAACGAAGATAACGTGGATTCTGTTATTGAAAAATTAAGAACCCGTGACGGTGCATTTGCTGTATATGCACTAACCGGAGAAGGCTATGGTAACTTAGGTCTTAACTTTAGCGACATTAGAGCAATGGTACAGCAACAACAAGCAATTATTGCGGCATACGAAAACTATTATAAATCTGCCGAAAAAGCAATAGACAATCACAACAAATCTGTAAATGAATGATCCATGGAAAGAACTTGGAGTTAATCGAACTGCAAGTGAAGATGAAGTCAAACAAGCCTACAGACGTTTAGCAAAACAATATCATCCTGACAAGCCGACGGGTAATGAAGAAAAGTTTAAGCGTGTTAGCGAGGCTTATGATATTATTAAGAACGGAGGTCCACAACAACCTAACAATCCGTTTCACCATCAGCAAGGACCAAATCCTTTTCAACAACGAAATCCTTTTGAAGGATTTGAAGATATATTTGCACAACAGTTTGGTGACTTTAGAAGACGTCCTCCGAGAAATAATGATACAAAAATACAAGTTGTAGTGTCACTAGAAGAAGTTGTTACACAAAGCACTAAAGTATTAGATTTAAAATTTCGTAACGGTAAAGGTAGACAAGTAAAAATAACATTACCTCCTGGACTAACACACGGTAGTGAAGTAAGATATGCACAATACGGAGAGAATACAATACCAGATGTACCCGCTGGAAGTTTATTTGTAACCTTTTTATTACAGCCTCATCGTGATTTTAAAGTTGAACATCACAATCTTATAAAAAGGTTAAATATTAGTATACGAGAAGCAATGGTAGGAACAGATAAAATTATAGATACGTTAGACGGTCGTAACTTAAAAATAAATATTAAGCCAGGAACGCAAGCAAAAACAAGATTGCGTATTCCAGAAGGCGGCTTACCAAGAAACAAGATGCCCAATGGTGATCTTTTCGTAGAATTAAACGTACAGATACCCGCACTCAACGAACAAGATTTAGATAAAAAATTACAAGATTTATTATAGATTACCTTGACAATTTAAGTTAATATCACTATATTAAATAAAACAGAGGAACAAATATTAATGTCGCAAAATGATAAAATAGAACAAATAGTAGAACGTGTATTTCAGTTGACTCGTGAATATAAGCACGAGTATGTACAACTAGAACATCTACTTGCGATTTTGTTAGAACAGGAAGAGATTGAAGATATATTATATGATCTAGGAAAAGAACCGGCACAACTTAAAGAGATAATTTTAAAATATCTTGAAAGTGAAGTTGCGGCACTTCCTGAGATAAAAGACCCTAAGAAAACACAAATGCTTGAACGTGTTTTTAATCGTGCATTTACACAAGCATTGTTCAATGGACGACAAGCAATTAATCCACGTGATTTATTAGTTAGTATATTAACCGAAGATACAAGTCCGGCAGTTGCACTATTAAAACAATTTGAAGTAACTAGAGATACATTAGTGCAGTACATTGGTACAGCAAATAATCCAGATACTGAAATAGATGCTAGTAAATCTAAACCTGCAAAACAAGAACGCATTTTACGTAAGTTTTGTGATAACTTAAATGAACAAGCAAACGATGGTATTATTGATCCTTTAATTGGTCGTGAAGATGAATTAGAGATGTTAGTACAAACACTTGCTCGACGTAAAAAGAATAATGTAATACTAGTAGGCGAAAGTGGTGTAGGTAAAACTGCAATCGCAGAAGGACTAGCACACTTAATTAACGAAGAACGTGTGCCAGAAGTTATTGCAGGAAATACTATCTATAGTTTGGATATCGGCGCATTACTTGCAGGTACTAAGTTTCGAGGTGACTTTGAAGAGCGTCTTAAAGATGTACTTTCAATCTTAGAACAACGTGAAGATGCTATATTGTTTATTGACGAAATACATATGATTATGGGTGCAGGTAGTGCAGGACAAGGAGCAATGGATGTTGCAAACTTATTAAAACCAGCACTACAAAAAGGATTGCTTCGTTGTATTGGTTCAACTACGTATGAAGAATACAGAGAACATTTTGAAAAAGATAAGGCACTTAATAGAAGATTTTATAAAGTAGATGTGCCAGAACCTAGTCCAGCAGATGCAAAACGTATTGTTCGAGCCGCAATTCCTGTTTATGAATTATATCACGAACTTGCATATGAAGGACAAGCATTAGATGGTGCAGTTGATCTTACACATCAATATTGGCATAATAAACAACTACCTGATAAAGCATTTGATGTACTAGATGCGGCAGCCGCTAGACAACGATTATTGCCAGAAGATAAAAGAAAAAGTATACTAACACTAGATGATATTAGATACGAAGTTGCTAAACTAACACGTATTCCTGTAGACCAATTAGTACTTACAAAAGATAGTGAGTACAAACAAGAGAAGCCTGTAGATATTGAAGCACTTGTTAAAAAGAAAGTATTTGGTCAAGACGAAGCTATTACCAGACTTGCAGATAGCATTTATATTGCTAAAGCAGGACTAAAAGATCCTAGTAAGCCGATTGGCACTTATTTGTTTACAGGACCAACAGGTGTTGGTAAAACAGAAACAGCAAAGCAATTGTCAGATGCAATGAGTATGCCACTTGTACGTTTTGATATGTCAGAGTATCAAGAACGACACACAGTAGCAAAACTTATTGGTGCTCCTCCAGGTTATGTAGGATATGGCGAAGGCGGTCAAGGTGGCGGCTTATTAGTTAATAAACTTGAAGAAAGTCCAAACTGTATTCTACTATTAGATGAGATTGAGAAAGCACACCCAGACGTAAGTAACGTACTGTTACAACTTATGGATAATGGTATGATTAGTAACAGTGAAGGTAAAAGTGTTAGCGCACGTAATGCCATTGTTGTTATGACAAGTAACTTAGGCGCAAGAGACGCTGAACGTAATACTATTGGATTTGGAGATAATGATAATACTTCGGCAAGTGCAGAAGCAGTTAAACGTTTCTTTAGTCCAGAGTTCCGTAATAGATTAGATGCTATTGTACAGTTTACAAAACTAGACAAAACACTAATGAAAGACATTACTGTTAAATTTTTACAAGAAGTTGCAGATATGCTTCGTGACAGAGAAATTGGTATAGTATGGAATCAAACAGTTGTTAATTGGCTAACTGATAATGGGTTTACAGAAACAATGGGTGCAAGACCAATGAGTAGGCTTATTAACGAAAAGATCAAAAAGCCATTAGCAAAAGAACTATTATTTGGAAATGATATTACAACTGTCAGATTAGAAGTTGTTGACAATGAAATCAATATACGAACAGTTTAAAAAAGATAGTCGCTATAATATAGCAAGTAAAGTATGGTTTAAAACGTTTCCATTCCGTGTTAGTTTTAAAGGATGGGATATGTTTGACGATGGATTTTTAAATAACTTTCATCGTAATACTAATATTCGTAATGCAATGACAAAACTAAAACACCCTATTCGTTTTAGGAATGATCATAATTTTCATATATATCTAACTTCAACGGACGCTGTACAAGATATAATAAAATTATTTGATAAGCAAATTGTAGAGATAGCTGGACCTGCAAATCAAGAACACCATGATGTCATGACTACAGATTTAACACATTCTGTACGTAAAAATTTGTTTTATCAAAAATATAGATACAAAGTAAGTGCTAAGTTATATCGTTACGAAAGCAATATGGATATTTTTGAAGAGATACTTGATTTTATAACAGGTAGCCTTGAACCAGAAACTTACTTTATTAATAGTACTATAAAAAACTATCCAAGAATAAAAGCACTCGAAGAAGAATCTAGAAAAAAACAAATAGGAACATTTGGACGTAGAAGATGGACTAACTTTTTACCGTTTAGTGCAACAGGATCTGTATACTTAACAAATTATGATGATGTTTGTACACTACATCTTATGTATAAGTCCGTTATCACTAGCACAACTAAAGTTATTTTATTAAGCGAATTGGAATAAATACTACTATAATGATAGGAGTAGTATTATGGCTAAACTTAATGAATCAATGTTTGTTATTAAAGTAAGCGAACTACTAAAAGATTCTCAGGAACCTAGCGAAATTTTCGATACAAATACACTTGCACAGTTAGAAGCAGTCGTACAAGAACTAGCAGGACCTGGAAAATTAGTGGAAATTATTTCAGATAACGGATAATTTTTAATCAATTTTGATAAATAAATGTATAAGCAAAGAAGATTGCTAAAGTTATATAAGGAGATTACAAATGGCTTTAACATCAGCATCAGCATCACGTGCAGGAAACGGACTAGGTTCACACACTGAAGTAGTTTCAGGCTCACCAGCAGATCAAGCAGGACTAGACGCATTAGTAGCGGCTCTAGGTGCTCGTGGAAACACAGTAGCAGGCATCGACGGCGCACACGGCGGAACAATGCACTTCGCACTACAAGGCGGACCAGCAGCCGGCGGCGAAACAATTGCAACAGTAGCACTTACAGCAGTTGCAACATTCGAAGAGTAATTTTTACTCATAACTAATTTAAAAGCAGTGCTCCTGGCACTGCTTTTTTTTGACTAAATATAGTTATATAAGGAGATCAAGAAATGGTATCAAGAAATTCTACAAATGTATTAGAGTTCGACACACAAAACTTTGGCGCTCCTGTGAGTTATTACACAGTTACATGCCCGAGTAGTTTAACAACTGAATGCAATCCAGAAGAAGCAGTAGAAGCTATTGTTGAATTAATTGGCAAGGAAGGAACACTTCTTGCAGTAGGCGCAGAAAGCAACGGTGAATTCCGTATTGCTGTTGAAAACAGTACATGGACAGCAAGCACATTAGAAACTGCACTACAAGGTTTAGGTTCAACAGTAGGATCTAATAATTATGACTGTAGTACAACTACGGTGGCAGACTTTACATTTTAATTATGAGTGAAAAAAGACAGAGGAAATTTTAATGCCAAGGAAAAAACCCGAAGAACTAAAAAGCGTAAAAGGTACAGCTTCAGCTACTACAAAAACTGAAGCAAAACCAGCGGCACCGGCTCCGGCACCAAAAGCACCTGTAATACCTGCGGCAGCTCCAGCATCTCCACCAAGCGGTGGATTTCATCCTGCAGATATAAACGGTGATGGTATTGTAAGCCAAGAAGAATACGAAATGGAAATGGAGTTTAGACGTAAAACTCTAGAAGACCAAGATGCAATGCGTGATGCACAACGTAAAATGGCTTGGTTTTCATTAGCAGGTATGCTATTATATCCGTTTGCAGTAGTATTAGCAGTATTGCTAAATCTAGATCAAGCGGCAGATGTATTAGGTAGCATGGCGGCGACATACTTTGTTTCAGTAGCGGCAATAGTTGCGGCATTCTTTGGTGGCCAAGCATACGCAGGTAAACAAAACAGAAAGTAACAAATGCAAGACTTTTATATTTTACAACGAGCAAATAAAATGCTAACTTCAGACCAAATTCAAAGGTGGTATTACACTGTTGAAATGCTAGGTCCTGAGGGAATTATGGCAGGTGATGATGACACAAATAGTTTAGTACTAGGAATGCAAGAACAAGACTTCCTATATATTTTACCATTAGTAAGACATCTTACCGCAGATGAAGCAGAACGTATTGTTGAAGGATATATGCGTGTCACAGAACATGATTTTGAAATTGAATCTAGTAACGTATATCGTGCAGATGCAAATTTTGGACATCCATTTGAGTATGATATTCAAATGGATGAAGATGCACGTGAAGTGCTACACTTAGCAATGGAAAGAAAAAATCATAACAAATGGATTAGCGAACAGCAGGATAAAGGATGGCGTTTTGGATTAAATTTTGACCAAAAAGAAAAAACTCATCCTGCTATGCGTCCATGGGATGACTTACCAGAAACGTATAGACGTAGACGTGTGCGTGAAGATAAAGAACTAGTAGACTTTTACGCTAAAAACAAAGAACAATTTTCTTGACATCTTGAATAATTTACGCTATAGTGTAAAAAATAACATTTTACGGCGGAGCGTATATCTATGGACGACCTTAAATTTACAACGGCAGGCGACTTTTTAAGGTCACAAGAGCCGAGGCGAATTGGATTTGCGTGTAAATACTTACACGAAGACCAAAGTCTTAGTAAGAAAGTACTAGAAGATATACAGCGTCCTTTTAATGAACGTGCTACAACTATTACATGGCTTAATAATCAAAAGCGTGAAGTTGCAGAACAACGTTTACATGAAATTATTGAACACAATATATCTGCACTAGAAAGGTTAATTTGCTATGTTGGATCTCTACAACCAGAGCTACGTATGGTACGTCTTGGTTCAGGTATTCTTCCTGCTTATACTCACCGTGATTGGTCTTATTTCTATAGGGATAACGATCTCAAAACACGGTTCGAGCGAAAGTTCAAAGCAATTGGCGACATTGCACGTAACCTTGATGTACGCTTGTCTATGCACCCTGGTCAGTTTACCGTTCTTGCTTCCGATAATCCGGATGTGGTCGAACGTTCAATAGAGGAGTTTGAATATCATGCGGATATCATCAGGTGGATGGGGTATGGTAAGAGTTGGCAGGACTTCAAGTGTAACGTCCACATCGCCGGTAGAAAAGGTCCACAAGGCATCAAAGACATCCTTCCAAGACTCTCTACAGAGGCAAGAAACTGTATCACCATCGAAAACGAAGAAAATGCGTGGGGACTCGAAGCGACACTCGAGCTAAGTAAACATGTAGCACTAGTGATAGATATACATCACCATTGGGTGCGTACAGGAGAATATATTGCACGAGATGATGTTCGCATTAACCGTATTATCGATAGTTGGAGGGGTGTCCGCCCTGTTATGCATTATAGTCTTAGCCGTGAGTCTTTATTGGAAAACGCTAGACAAAGTATACGACCGAACATGGACACATTACTTGAACAAGGGTACAAAAAAGCCAAACTAAGAGCACATAGTGATTACTGTTGGAACAGCGCCTGTAACAACTGGGCGTTGAGCTTTTGGGATGACTTTGACATTATGGTAGAAGCTAAACAAAAGAACCTTGCAAGCACACAACTGTTATTGCAATATTACTTAAACAAAGATCCATTCGTAGGTAAAGCCGCATGAGAGACCACGTAGAAGAAATTTTAACAGATGATGACGTACACCGTTTTTATATGAATGGCGAAGATCAATCATTTCAATGTATACCTAGTAAAACTACAAACTTTGATATTTTTATGTTAGCTAATCCTACTATTAGTATGGAAAAGTGTCGTGCAATATGGGAATACTATCGTAGTTTGTTTATTGGTGCTAAACTTAACGGAGATGATTTAAGTCATTTTAGAAATACACTACAACGATTTGTTGAAGGTAAATCCTATAGACCAGAGAACGATATTCCGTTTGGGACGGATTCAGATCGCACTAGAAAAGATGATATCAATAGTTATATTGGAATTGCTCGTTGGCTTGAATTACAATTTAATGTAGATGTTGCTGTTGATCAACTTAGTGAAGGTTGGACTAAAGAAAAGTTATACGAAAAAGCAAGTCATATATTAGGTACAGTACCTTTTAATAATTATATTAGTTACTTTACCAACGATATACATAAAAAATTAAAAAATCCAGAGGATTACACTAATCGTAAACTAAAATTAAAATCTGTTTATGCATATAACCATAAAGAAATACGTTGGTACATATGTGCTAGCCAATTTGGTGCTGTTAAAATATGGGTACATACAAAACATAATCCTTTTTTAAAAATGTTTGAAAATCGTATTAAGAACGGAGTAGAGATTAAGGTTGTTACTAGCAAAATCTTAATGAATATAGATAACAGTACTCCATATATCAAAGTAGAAAATTTCTTTTTAGAGGACTAGCCAATAAATACTCATGTGAGAGTATTAATAATTTCGTTTTTAATTACACTATTAGTCGGATGTACAATAGGTGATAGCAACGATAGTGTTGTTACTGCACAGCCTTATGTTGGCTTAGAAGAACGTTTACACAGAAAGCAAATCAAAGAATTAGTAGGCGTAGATCCTGTACGTACAGAATGGTGTGCGGCATTTGTTAATGCTGTACTAGAACTTGATAATATTCCTGGCAGTGATACAGTAAGCAATAAACCTTTATTAGCAAGAAGTTTTTTACAATGGGGAGAACATGTTGAAAGATACGATGTTCAGCGTGGAGATGTTGTTGTATTTCCAAGAGGTAGTGTAAGCTGGCAAGGACATGTTGGATTTTATGTAGAAAGACATATAGTTGATGGTATAGAGTATTGGGTAATACTCGGAGGTAATCAAGATAAAAAAGTTAGTTATGTATATTATAAGCCTAATAAAGCTATTGGAATCAGACGTTACCATAAATATCAATGATACCTAGTTATCATGTTCAGAGGAGAAAAAAATGTATCATCACAGTGAAAGTATGGTGTATATGTTGGAAGATATGCAACGTAACGCTACACAAATGGAAAAAGAAGTTAAAATGATGCTCGAAATGGAAGGCAGAGCATACGGGATCGAATTAGATCGACGAAAAAATGCAAGAACGTTAATGGAAGAATTGGCGGCACATATGGAAAGTTCACAAGCAAACGATGCAAGTATGACTTGGGCATATGTTCCGGATGATACATGTACATATGACTGCTCAATGCCAGACACATATATGCCATATGAACCATATTATCCAGATGACACAATGGCATTGCCAACAGATGTGAATTGGAATATGAATGAATACCATGATCCAGCAATGATGGATCATACACATGATGATGGCACTTCTCATGCACACGAAGGTGGAGATATGCCACATACACATGACGAACAACAACCTTAACTAAACTTACACCCTTGGATAAATAGTATTAACGATTATTACCAAGGGTGTTCTTATGAAAGTAAATGAAGTTACAAAATTAACGCCAGTACAACAAGCTATTAAAGAGCATGTTAGTCGTGGCGTGCCATTTAGAGAATGTATTTTTCGTCCAGGAAGTGAAGCATTTAGAGAATTTTATCGTCAAGTGCGTAATATGCACAGTAAAGGTCTATTGGAAATGGACTGGGAAGACGAAGAATTAATTCAAACAGACATCGGCGAGCTAGTACGTTTAAATGACGAGATCATTCCATTAGATGTACCATTTGTTGCAGAAACATACACAGATAGAGATGCATATGATGCTAGTGAACCAGGTGATAAGAAAAAAATTAAACTTAAAAAAGCACCTTGGGAAAAAGATGAAGACGATGAAGATTTAGATGAAGCAGAATATCAAGGCAGAGAAGTTAAATTAAATAGTCCAAAAAGAGGCGGAAGTAAAAAGTACTATGTATATGTACGCAATCCAAAAACAGGTAAAGTTAAAAAAGTATCATGGGGAGATACTACAGGCTTAAAAACAAAAGCAAATAACCCTGGGGCAGTAAAAAGTTTTGTAGCTAGGCACAAATGTAAACAGAAAAAAGACAAAACAAAAGCAGGATATTGGGCTTGTAGAACCCCACGCTACAAGTCATTGGGCGTTAAAGGAGGCCAGTGGTGGTAACTCCTTATAGTGAGATTGTAAAGGGTAAGATAAGATTAAGAACTTTCGAAAGTTCTGTTGACAAAGAAGAATTAGTTTGGCATAGAGATAGGCAAACACGTACAGTAACTATAGTAGAGGGCAAAGGTTGGAAGTTTCAAATGGACAACGAATTGCCAAAAGCGTTAGATAAAGGTGATGTCCTCTACATACCAAAAGAAACATATCATAGAGTTATTGCAGGTAATGGACAATTAGTAGTAGAAATAGAAGAACATGAAGATTAATCAAATAAACAAGAAGTGGATTGAGTTATGAACTTAACAGATATGGTAGTATTGGTAATATCTCTTTGGGGCAAAACTGCAACAGGAGAATGGGTATATATTGGCAATCAATATGTAAACCAAGAGCCAATGACTGTCACAGAATGTAGTGAACTTATTGCTCCTCAAAATTGGGGTAAATTTGAAGAAAATGAATTTTATAAAATAGAACTTGCTTGCTACTATGCAGGAGAACCTAAAGAATGAGAATTAACCAAGTAGATGAAAAATGGAGCAAAAAATATAAAAGCTCTATTGATTGTAATAATCCAAAAGGTTTCTCACAGAAAGCCCATTGTGCTGGGCGTAAAAAGTCCAACGAAGAACTTACTGACTTCAATAAAGACGAGCCAATGAAAAGTACAGTTGCAATATCAGGCTATGGTACTATGAATATTGATACATTAATGAAAAATGTAATTGATCAAACAACAAACATGCTAAAACAAATGCAACAAGGTACACAAGGATTTAGAAATGCAGATTATGCATTAAATCGTAACAAGGTATTACCAACTAAAATTGCTTCCCTTATACAAGCACTAGATGACCTACAAGCAATACGTGCAAAAGGTGGACCTCGCAGTCGTAATATACAGCAAGAAGCAGAACAAGAAGCAATGCCAATTGATATTGATAAAATTTTTGATAATATACAAGAGTTTGAAAGTAAAAACTATGTAAGACCTGAAGATGCAGATAAAATGCGTCGTGGTGTACAAAGTTTAGGCAGTAGCAGACAAACTATAAACTCAGATGCTATACTACAACTGTTAACAATGGTGCTAAAATGAAAATATTAGATATACTTCCCGACAAATATACTAAAAAAGATACATGGATTAAAGATGGCGTACTAATGTGTAGCAAAGAATGCTGTGGAGCACCAGTAAGTGAATGCTCATGTGATTCTAGTTGCAAAAAATGTAATTGCTATAATTTAAAAGAAGGCGTAGGAAAAATTGTTCAAGGAGTTAACACAACAGTAGATGTTAAACCAGGAGAAACAGAACGTCAGGCTAAAAAGTTTTTTGGCGGTAATGGTAAACCAAAGAATCTAGGCGTAAAAGGTGCAACACCTAATCAGGCTTTTAATTTAGGTATGGTTAAATGAGAATAAATGAAATCAATGAAAATATGAGTCATACTGCTAAACGCATTCATGACATCGAGCGTAAGAAAAAAGTACAGCCAGGTACAGAAGAATGGTTTAAACTATGGTTTAGTTTGCCTTACCTTAAAGAAGGTGCGGAAGTATTACTAGATGGTTATAAAATGCAGTTAGAACGTGGTAGTGATATGGATGTTCTACATATTGTAGATACAAAAACAGGTAAACGTACAGAAGTACGTGGTAAACCAAACTATGAAATAACAAACGATCCAGATGATCCATTACATCAATTACTTGACAAAATTGGTAAAGCAAGTAATATTAGTGAATTAATAAACGGAGAACCTGTAGGGATAAATCCAAATCATCCTGACGGTGCTAAAGCAAAAGTAGATGTAGATAAAGCATTTAATGAGAATGTTCCTAGTACTGGTACAAATAGACCAGGATCAATAGCACAACAAATTAATTGGGGTGGAAAAAATCAGACAACTAAACCAAAAGCAAAGCAACCTAATCAAAATCAACAACAACTAAGTTGGTGGCAAACTCTTAAACAACGTGTTATGGGAGAAAACTTTGCTGACGGTAAAAAAAAGGGTAAAAGCAGACCAGGGCGTGTAAAACGTGCAGGTGCAAGTTGCGATGGTAGCGTAACTGAATTAAGGCGTAAAGCAAAAAATAGCAGTGGCGAAAAAGCAAAAATGTATCATTGGTGTGCTAATATGAAAAGTGGAAAGAAAAAATAATGTTAAGCAAACAATGTAAATTACACTTGCAAGAAGTAAACGAAACACCTTTGCAACATATGTGGCAAGCATTAAAAATTGCAATTAAATTGCAATTACTTGTACCGGTTGTTTTAGTACATGCAGTTGCTCCACGTTTCTTTACAAAAACAGCAACAACCGTTATGAAAGACATACTGGATAAAAGATAATGAAAAAAGCGTTGAAGAAATGGTGGCGTAGTTGGAATCCTCAATTTATACTTGAGGTAAATCACCGTGGTATTGAACGTAGAATACACGTAGTAAAGTTCACAAGTAAAAAACCAAAAAAATTGGCAGGCGTGAATGTCGATGGCGAGACTTTCGAAATAGTAAACACTGAACCAATGAACTACTACGTTAAAGAATACAGGGATGATTTGAGATGAAATTATCAGAATTATTAAACATCGATTTCCCAATACTAGGAGAAGCGATGAGTAAAGATGATTTAGAAAGAAGTATTAAAGATTCTCAGAAACAACGATATATCGATGCGGCATTAGATGCAATGCATAGATTAGTTTCATCCAAAGGAAGTCGTAATAGTTTGAATAGCTATGCGTTTGAAATTGGCAGAGTGTTTACCGCTCTTAGCGTTAAAGATTTAGTACGAATGTATACAGATAAATTTGGTATGGCAGAAGACCAGCAAACAATTACAGATTTACAACTTAGAACATTAGAAGGTTACTTAGATAAACTATTTGCCAGTTTAGGTATTGACGTAGAGTTTACAAGACACTTTTTAGACCGTGCAAATGACTCTAGAAATGGTCAACCTATTAGTTTAAAAGAGCTTGCAATTTTGTTTAAAGATGCTTATAATAAGTATGGTAAACGAATTGCACAAATGGGACCAGACGCTCAAGCAGTTATTAAAGACATGCGTAGTGACGTAAATGTTCCTTTTGTATTAGACTGGGATAAAGATAAGCAGGAACTGGACTTAATTGCTAAAACAGTTATGCGTAAAAAAGACTTCAGAACATCTAATACACAACTACCATTGAACTAGTATGAAAAAACATATACAAATTTTAAGTGTTCCCAGACACGGAACATCGTATCTGAGTTTTGTTCTCAGACGATATCATGCACCTAGTACTTGGGACATTAAAAATAAATTTATAAAGCATAAATCTGTTTGTAATGAACCATTTCATCATGATGCATTAACTATAAGAAAACATGATTTAGATAGTAAACAGTTTCAAATTGAAAGTTTAAAACTAATAGAACAAATGAATGAATCTGTTATTAAGAATCATTCTGATCATTTAATAACGCTATCAGACAATGGACTATTAGATAGATTTAAAAAACTAGATACTTACAATATAGTTCTTATTAGAAAAAATATATTCAATGCAACACTAAGTCAGGCTATTGCAATATTGAAAAACGAATGGACGAATCATGTTAATCATGACAGCATATATGTAGATATGGAAACATTTAAACAGTCCTTAGAACATCAAATAAAAAGTTTATTACAAATTTCATACAACCCTTGCAACTTTAACTATGACCAAATCATTTACTTTGAAGATTTATCGTTTAATCCAAGAGAAGATTATGTACGCTGTAATTTTCATCAAAGGCCTATATACCAGATTGGTCAAATTAAAATTCCAGATAATCTTTTTAAATCTCCTAATAAGAAAAAAGTTGCTGTTAACTACGATGAATTATTTAATTTTACTACAGACTTTATTAGTAATCACAAACAAGATAGATTAGAATTTGATAATAACATTCTACAACACATAAACTTCCTAAAAGATAAATAAGTATATACAGAAAATCCGGAGAGTCTCAATGAGATTAGAAAAATTACAATCAAACAAAACTTCAAAACCAACACTGGTTAAAGAAGATGGCGAGTACAAAGTTTTTGATGTTAATGGTGTAGAGCGTAAAGTGTTCGAAGACATTGATGTTGCTAAGGCTTGGATGAAGCGTCATAACACAGAATTAAAAGAAGGTACTGATCCAACAATATACATGAGTGAAATCATGGAAGGTGTACTAGACGACACCGATGATGATGGTTGGATGGCTAAAAGTGAATTATACAAACTTGCAAAGTATGCAATTACATTGCATGGAATGATTCAAGATAGTGATAACTTAGAGCCTTGGGTACAAAGCAAAATTACAAAGGCGTCAGACTACATTAGTACTGTAAAACATTATATGGAATATGTAGATGCATCTGAAGGTCAACCAGAGATAGTAGATGATCTTCCTATTGAGGAGATCTAATAATGCGTTTCACCGATCTGTTGTTGGAAAGGGAAGCTAACGTTCCTGGAATGATTGCGGCTAAACAACGTTCGAAAGTTCGTATGAGTTTAGCTGACATATACGACATGACAGGTCAGCCTTATCCTTTAATTAGAGATAAAGATACCGGCGTTAAGATAGTTCCGCCAGAGTTTTTTGATCAAAGAGATTTTGGAATTGGTATTCCAAATGAAAAAGGTGAAATTGAGGCAGGTTCACTTGATCCTAAATTTGTTCAAGCATATGACCAATGGGTAGCAGGAGGGAAAACTCCAGGACTACTATACGATGAATCAACTGGTGATTTACGTCCTTACAATGAAAACTCTTATTTAGAAGATTTTGCATGGGAAGTTGCGGCAGGCACAGCAGAACTTGCCGCTAATCTGACACGTGGTGCGGCAACCGGTATTGATGGTGCGCTAAATCTCACCTTTGGTCGACTAGGTTTATATGATGGATACAAAGTTACAAGAGCCGCTGAAGATACTTGGATGGATGATTTCCAAGAAAAACTTAGCAACAAAACGGATTTAGATTTTAGAGACACACGTGATATTATGGCTAATGCTGTAACAGAGCCTGGAGATTTACTAGGACTGTTTTATGGCGAGGCCGCTAAAGATTTATCTTGGGCAGGCTTTGGTGCAATGTATGCAACTGAACTTCCTAGCTCAATGTTAGATGCCGCACTAGTTACTGCCGGTCCATTAGGTAGAGCTCTTAACGTAGCAATCAACGCCGCAGAAGCAAGTGGTGCCGCAGTTAAACAAATCAGAGACACTGTTAAAGCAAACTACGAAAGCGGACAACTACAAACTACTAATCAATGGAAATCCGCAATGATTATGGCGGAAGAGCAGTTACGTTTAGATGGTGAACTAGGTGGCGATCCAAAAGTATTAGAAGGTAAATTACATGACTTAGCAATAGATGTAATTACTGACAATACATATAACAGTACACTATTAGCAGTTGCAGGCAGTGGTGCAGTATTAGATACAATATCAGATCGTATGGTGTTTGGAAGAATTAAGCCTACTGCACTAAGAAGAGCCGTTGCAAGAATTGCAATCTCTCCACAAGTTGAAGGTATCGACGAAGCGTTCCAAGAAACTTGGATACAACGTGGACTTATCAATGATGCAGGAGATGCTAATCCATTATGGCAAAATACAACAAATGCTTACTATCAAGGTGTTCTTATTGGTAAAGCAGAAGCGGGTGTTGGGACAGTATTAGATACATTAGGCTCAACAAAAGACGTAGCAAACAAAGGACGTAAAGCAGGTATTGCTAAACTACGTAGGTTCTTCTATGGCACAGATGCTGGTAACTTAGAAACAATTATTGATGTTGCTGGATTATCTCCTGAATTACTTCTGAATAATGTACTAACTCCTGAAGGTAGACTAGCACTTAAAAAAGCAGTTGAAGATAAGTCTATTACTGATGTGTCACAACTAAGTAGAGGTGACCAGAGAAAACTATCACGTACTGGTAGAGTTACTGTAAACGGACAAGAACTTACACAAGATAAAATTACACAAAATAAACGTAATGCAGAACTAATGGGTTTTATTGATGAAATGCATTACGATTCTAAAGAAAACAAATGGGCTGTTACATTTGGTGACGAAGATGATATTAGAGATGCGGCTTCGCTATTAGGAATTGAAGCTGGCGGCAAACGTAAAATTAATGCCGTTATGAAAGAGCTAGAAGAAGTAACTAAGCTAGACTTTAGAGTAGAAGGTGTTAGTGATTTAGAAGCACCTACATGGAGTCAATTAAACCCAATTCAAAAAGCAGAATTTGTTAACAAAGGTTACGTAGACTTCTCAGATGCAGAAGGTGTAAGAGCTGGACAGCGTTGGACACGTGATGATGTTGAACGTAGTAGTAGACGTTATAATGATTGGAATAATGTTCCGCCGGCTGTTAAAAACTTAGTAGATCCGACAGATGCACGACCAGAAATGGATGCCGCTGATCAACGTGAAATAAATGCGTTACAAGCACAAATAGATAACAACCTGCGAATGAAAAAATCTATGAATGACTTGCAATCAGATCAAGAGTTATGGGATCAAGAATACGGAGATGATCCTGAAAATGCTCCAGAGCCAAGACCAACTAGAGACATGCCGGGCGATCCATATAACTTTACAGGAGCGACTGCCGCAACAAGTTTTATTCAAAGAGAAATAGATAATATTAAAACTAACCTCAAAAACTCTCAACAAGACTGGGATAATAGTTATGGTAAGACACATAATCGTAATGGTACACCACGTTTAGATAAAAAATTACTTACTGGAGATCAAAACGATGCTAGAAATCAAAGATATGATAGCGGATTTAGAAAAACAGACGATAAAGAAGTCGAACCGAATCCATCTAACGTAGCACCTAATGTTGTAGAACCAGGTAGTGTTGATCAACGAGCTAATATTGTTAATAACAATAAAGCTCGATTAGCAAATAATGCAACGGACCCAATTGCTATTAGAACACAGATAGAAACTTTGGAAAAAACATATCCAGGTATTGCAGATGAAATACTAGGTCCAGGTGGTATTGATAATTATATAGAAAATTCTGAGACAGTACAAAAAAAGACAGCAGAAGAATTAAAAACTGCTCCGCCACCAGTAACACCAACAGCTAAACCTAAGAGAGCCAGAGAAGGTACAGAGATTGAACGTGATGGTCAAACATATCGTTGGTTAGGTGTAGAGAATGGCGTTGGTGGTATGTGGGCTCCAGTTAAGCCAGATGGTAGCTTAGGTAGTACTGGAAGTGTTAATAGTCAATTACAAAAGTCACTAAGTGACGAAGCAATTGAACGTCTTGCTCCTACTAAATTAGGAGATCCGGATGTAGACTCTCAGTTAGATGATGCTCCTGTATATACTGATCCGAAACCTATAGATCCACAAACTTCAGTAGATGTAACAAAGTTTCAAAAAGGAGATACTGTTACATATACCAATAAAAAAGGCGAGACAAGAGATGCTAAAGTTGTAGCACCTTTAGATAACGGTAATTTGTCAGTTACACTAAACGGTGCTAACTATGCAATTACACCTGACATTATTGATTCGACACCTGTTACACAAGACCAAGTTAAACCAAAAGACAATGAACCAGAACCTCAAGCATTTTTGATTCCTCCAGCAACTGATGCAGATCAACAGTATGCAAATGTCGACGTTCCTCAAAATATTAAAGATGAATTTGCGGATGTTGTAGCAACCAGAAATGGTATTAAAATACAACAATGGTTAAACAGTCAGCCTAATCAGATTGCAGGTGCATTACGACTACAAGGTCCAGCATTTGATCCTCCTGAAGTAGGAACACAAACTGCACCAACAAGACAGCAACCAAATCAAACTGATACTTCACCAGCTAATGTTCCAGGAAAAATTACTAAACCTAAACCAAGACCAAAGCCGAATACACTAGATGTTCCAGGAGACGATAGTAGCACGTTTGTTAAACCTAAACAAAGACCATCTAGAATTGCTACTCCGCAAACAACTGTAACACAACCTGACTCAAGTCAAAGTGATAGTGATAAAGCACCTAATCAACCTGGAAAAATTACTAAACCTAATGTAAATAAAACACCATCTAAAATTCAAACACCTACAGTTCCTAATACAGCAGAGCCAGAGTTTGATAGATCAACACCTAAACCTCCACCTGAGAAAGGTCCTAGTGTAACTACTACTGCACCTGCTCAACCATCAAGTGATACATCAACACAAAAATCAAACGTTCCGAAAAAAACAACACTTGATCCTAAAATTAAAAGAGATAATCAGCCAGGTCTTGTTGCACCTGATATACAAACAACTACGCCTAAAATACAAACAACTACACCTGATTTAAGTAAAAATGATACAACATCACAACAAACAGATGGTCCACAAACAAAAACAAGTTTAGATCCTAATATTAAACGTGACACAGATCAACTGGTAACACCGGATGATTTTACTAGCGCACAAACTACACAGATCGACACTACACCTACTGTAGCACTCACAACACCAAAAGATTTAACTAAAAAAACAGATCAACAAGTAACTATTAAAACAGATCCAAATAAAAAGAAAACTAAAACCGATACAAAGAAAAAGCCATCATTATTACGTGGACTAAGAGGTGCTTTTGGCGGTGATAAAAAGCAGAAGAAACCCACTGGAAACATGATGCAGTTTAGTCCTATAAATATAAGAGACCCATTAAACTATAGTCAAATTAAGAGAACATTCTAAGGAAAGATACAATGGAAACAAGAGTAGCAAAACAAATTTTAAGAACTGCACAAGAAGCAAGAAACAATTATGCAGTTACTGAAAGAGAGTTTGATAAAGTAAAAGCAAACATGTATAGTATCTTTGAATGTTATGCACATGGTATTATTGACTGGGATACAACTAAAAAGTATTTTCGTGAAAGTTTAAAAAAATATGTTTCATTACACGAATATAAAAATCGTGAACAAGAACGTGAATTTATGCGTGAAGAATATAAGCGTGTAACTTGGGAATATAAAAATGCATTAGATGCTTACAAAGTTGTTGCAGAACAAAAGCTCGCTAAAAATTTACTAAGCAAAGTAGAGTTTATTGGCGAAAGTGTAGCACAAAGTCAAGCACAAAAGTACTACACACAACGTATGCTTAGTGAAAGCGAAGTACGTGATACTGTAACACTATCATGGAAACGTGTAATGGAAGCATATCCAAATCTTACAGCAAAAGACGAAGATCGTGTACGTATGCTTACAATTTTCGAATCGCCTACAATGGATACAACACAACTAATTACTAGTGGAATGGATGAAGGCTATAAAATGCTACCTCCAATGGATAAAGAAAAGTATCAACCACGTGATGGACTTGAAGGTCCATTTAGTACACTAAGTGGTAAAGTAGTTTACTACGATCCAAAAGAAGGTAGCTATTACGATCCTGACACTGATATGTACATGTCATATGATGATTTTCGTAAACTAGATAATGACTATAGCGACATGGAAGAAGGCAAAAGCCCACATCCAAAAGGCAGTAAAAAATACAAAGCACATATGGCGGCAATGCATGCCAATAGTGCAAAGCCAGAGGGCAAAATGATTGAACGTGAAATGTCTAAATCTGAAAAAGATAAAGAAGAGCGTTTAAAAGACAAATACGATGATAGTGATATGAAACAGTCAATGAAAGACCAATATGGAGATGACTGGAAAAATGTTTACTATGCTACTATCCGTAAACAAGCAATGGAAAATGTAGCAGGTGCATTTGCAGGTGTTGCAATGCCAATGGGAAAACCACATCGCCGTAAAAAAGCAAACGAAGCAGAAGAAATTAAATATCGCTATGCAGTTGTAGATGCAAATGATTTTGACAAAGTAATTGGCTTTGCAAGTGAGTTATCAGATGCAAAAGAAATGGCAAATAGACATACAAAGAATGGTATTTCAAACGGAAAAATTATTAAACTAAAGAAACCTATGTCACCGAAAAAAGGTGACATGATGATTAATAGAAAATTTGATGAAAATATTACAATGGTTTCTGAAGCAGAGTTTGATGAAGCGGCAGGTGAGAAAGATGCTTGCTATCACAAAGTTAAAAGTCGTTATAAAGTATGGCCAAGTGCTTATGCATCAGGCGCATTAGTACAGTGTCGTAAAGTTGGTGCGAAAAATTGGGGCAATAAAAGTAAGAAAAAATGATTATTGAAGAAATTATACCAGAAGGAACACGTTGCTGGAAAGGCTACAAAAAGAAGGGCATGAAAACCATGTTCGGAAAACGTGTACCTAATTGTGTTAAAAATGAAGATGTTGGTGACAAGTACAGTACATGGGATCATAAAGAGCCAGCAGAATATAGTAAACATTTAGAAAAAACATTTGGTGCTCCTGACGAAATGACAGATGAGCAAACTGTATGGCACAACAAAGACGGATTCAAGCGTATTGTGTGCAGAGATGAATACATACTACATGGATCACCAGCACCACACTATGACTTTATATATTGTTATGTTGATATAGAAGTTCCAGAATCACTAAGTGACGAACTAGCAAAATGTTCAGGTAGTATATTAATTGACCATCTTAAAAATGAAGTAGGCGCACGTTGTGGTAGCCTTACTGCAAATGCAACAACATTAAATTTTGTATTAGATGTTGTAGCAGGTAGAGTAGAACCAACTAAAGAAGAATACGAAAAGCGTATACTTGGTATGAAAGATAAGTTCGAGCGTGGTATGAGATATACATTAGATTGGTGGCCAGATGAATCAAATGACGCTGATCCTGAGAATCCTTTTTATGCAGAAGGACATTCAATTGTATGTGGACATGCAATCAATGAAGACCTTAAAGCCTGGTTTGGTAAAGGCAAAAAAGGTGGCGCTGGCGGAGGCGGTTGGGATCGTTACAATTCAAAAGGCGAACGAGTAGGCAAATGCGGTGACGGCAAAAGCAAAGGTAAACCAAAGTGTTTAAGTAAGAGTGCGGCTGCCAAGTTACGTAATGCTGATAAAAATAAAGACGGAAAAAAAGACGGTAAAGCAGGTATTGCAAAAGCTGTTAAACGTAAACAAAGACAAGACCCTAATAAAAATCGCAAGGGTAAAGCTAAAAACGTTAAAAATTAGGAGTACATTTTGAACTTCAAATGTCGCAACTGTCACTGTGAATCTCATTGTCATAAAGATTGTCCGAAATGTTATAATGATGTATGTCACATGTGCGAATGTGAAAAATGTGCAGAACGTCCATTACAATCTACTCAAGAAGAATGGAAATGGTGTGATAGCGGTGTAGAATTTGGATTTACCTAGTCACCCAGAAGAGTTAGCATGGAAGAATGTTGATCCCGATGATATGTGGGTATTCGACAAACTTATTCTTTCTACTAAGTTAGGTTATAATTGTGGTCCCGCAGGTGTTCCTGTACCTAAACCAGGACGGTATATTGTACGTCCGTGTGTAAACGCAGTTGGTTTAGGATTAGGAGCAAAATTCGTAGACATTGATGATGTTACAGATAATTTAACACCAGGACATTTTTGGTGTGAAATTTTTGAAGGTAGACATTTGAGTGTAGACTATCATTATGGATTACAAGTATTATGTGTTGAAGGTTTAAAAAACAACGATACATTTACTAAATGGAATGAATGGAAACGTACAAGTGACTATGTAAGTAGACCTAGTTTAATTCTTCCAATACTTAAAAAATACGAATGGGTAAACTGTGAATATATAAATGGCAATCTAATAGAAATACATTTACGACATAATGTAGATTTCGATGGCAACATAGATCATTTTATTCCAGTTTGGGAAGGCGAAAGTACAATACCGCCTGAAGGATATACATATAGAGATTATCCAGATGTACACGGACGCATTGGAGCGTTTGTAAAATAAATACGTATACATAAAACAAGGAATTGTAAAATGGCAGTAGAAGATTTTGAATTTGAATTCACAGAAGATATGGCAATTGAAATGCTTCGTGGAAATGACGAAGCAGAAGATTGGTATGATGCAATGTGTGAAATACTTCCTCTATGGGAAGTAGATACACCAGAGCGTGTAGCAATGTTTATTGCACAATGTGGACACGAGAGTAATAACTTTAGAGTGCTAAGTGAAAACTTAAACTATAGTGCCAAAGCATTAAATGCTATTTTTGGCAAGTATTTTGAAAGAGCAGGCAGAGATGCGGAACCTTATCATAGGAAGCCACGCAAGATTGCAAATGTTATATATGCAAATCGAATGGACAACGGTGATACCGAATCCGGTGATGGATGGAGATTCAGAGGCGGAGGTATACTACAACTTACCGGACGCTATAACTACACTCAGTTTGGTATAGAAGTAGATATGACTCCAGAAGAAGCAGTAGAATATGTACGCACTAAAAAAGGTGCTTTAGATAGTGCATGTTGGTTTTGGGATACAAATAACCTTAACAAATATTGTGATGCTCGAGATATAAAAGGTGCTACAAAGCGTATTAACGGTGGACATATAGGATTAGAAGATCGTAAAAAACATTACGAACATGCTATGGAAGTACTAGGCGGACATTGGGAACCTAGTAAAATGGTTTACGAAACTATACGTTTAGGATCACGTGGTCCAACAGTACGTGCAGTACAAGAAGAATTAGAGATAGGCGCCGATGGCGTCTTTGGACGTGGTACAGAGGCACACGTTAAAGCATGGCAAGAGGAAAATGATCTTGTAGCAGATGGAGTGATGGGACCAAATAGTCTTGCTATGATGTTTGGAGAGTAACTTGGACATCGAACATTATGTTATGAAATACAAGGAGCACGAAGAGAATCGTGTTAGTACAAACGACAGATTAGAATATTGGAGAAAATACAATGAATTGGTTAAAGAACAGATTGAAAGAACGCACAAGCCTGGATGGCGTGATATTGGTGATCGCAGGCGGCTCAGTGATACTGCTAGGACCATTAGCTAAAATAGCGGCTTGGGCAATGGTTGCTTATGGTGCATGGACGATCTGGAAATCCGAATAATGGATGTCATTTGGGACATGATTACAAGAATGGCTGGCGATAGGCTGTGGGTTTACACAGCCATTGCCGGCTCTATTATAGGACTTGCATTTTCTACTTGGTTTAGTACTACTCGTATGGCATTGTGGATGTATGCAAAGTTTGATAGAATGTTAGACTTTTTAGTAGAACGTTGGGGTTGGACATGGTTACAGCAACCCGAAGATGCTTGGCGTAAAAAGTATCCAAAAATTACAGCTAAGATAGATAGCATTGAAAAAAGACTAAAGGATTTAGAAGAAAAATGATTAGGAAAAAACTACACGACTGGAATGTTCCTGTAAATACTATTACAGCAATTTTATTCTTTGTTTTTGGTTGTATAAGTTTTTATATGGGCACCGGCGAAGTAGTTGAACACATGGGACACGGAAATCACATGAATCACGGAAGTGGCTTTAATTGGTTTGGCATTGGTGAAATGACCGTAATGTGGTGGACTATGGCATTAGCACATGTTTTAATACACAGTTGTAGATGTTCTGAATGCAATAAGTGGAAATAAGGCGTTGACAAAACGCCTTATTTGTTTTATATTCATAGTAATATTAATTTAAAGGAGATGGCATATGCCTGTACGTTCTTTCAGTGATTCTGAAATCACGAAATTAAAACAAATTGTAAATGAAGGTATTCAAGTAACAAGCGAAATTGAAACACTAAAAGGTGGTCTAACAGATACTGTAAAAGCAGTAGCAGAAGAATTAGATATGAAACCTAGTGTTATTAACAAAGCAATTCGTATTGCATATAAAAACGAATTTGCACAAGTCCAAGAAGGCTTTAGTCAAGTTGAAGAAGTGTTAGCGGCTGTTGGTAAAGATCATTAATGTACGTAGACGCACATTTTGACAGAGACAAAGACATTATTTACGTAGCAGAACGTGTAAACGGACGCAGAGAATACAGAGAGTATCCTGCACGTTATACACTCTACTACAAAGATAATCGTGGCAAATACGAAAGTATTTTTGGCGATAAGTTAGAACGTTTTACAACTACAAATGGTAAAGCGTTCAAGAAAGAAAAGAAACTATATAGCGGTCAAACTTTATTTGAAAGTGATATTAACCCTGTTTTTAGATGTTTAGCAGACAATTATATTGGTAAAGAACCTCCTAAACTAAACACAGCATTTTTTGATATTGAGGTTGACTTTGATAAAGATAAAGGGTTTGCTGATCCTAGTGATCCTTTTAATCCAGTAACAGCAATTGCTGTACACCTAACTTGGTTACAAAGAACTATTTGTTTAGTTATTAAACCAGACACACTAACACGTGAAACTGCACAAGAGATTTGTAGCAAGTTTGATGATACACTATTAATGGATAGTGAACGTGAACTATTACAAACATTCTTAGATTTAATAGATGATGCAGATGTAATGAGTGGGTGGAACAGTGAAGGCTTTGATATTCCTTACATGGTCAATCGTATAGCAAGAGTTCTTGGTAAAGAATATACAAGACGCTTTTGTTTGTGGAATCAATATCCAAAGCGTAGAGAATTTGAACGCTATGGTAAAGCACAAGAAACTTTTGATACAATCGGACGCTTACACTTAGACTACATGGAACTATATCGTAAGTATACATATCACGAAATGCACAGTTACAGTTTAGATGCTATTGGCGAATATGAACTTGACGAGCGTAAAGTTGCATATCAAGGAACATTAGATCAATTGTATAACAATGATTTTTATACGTTCATTGACTATAACAGACAAGATGTTGACTTACTAGTTAAACTAGATGCTAAACTACAGTTCATTGATTTAGCAAACGTTATTGCACATGACAACACAGTGCTTGTACAAACAACAATGGGTGCAGTTGCAGTTACAGACCAAGCTATTGTAAATGAAGCACACAGACGTGGAATGATTGTGCCTGACAAACAACATGACCGTATACAAACACATTACCCTAAACAAGTTGCGGCTGCCGGTGCATATGTTGCTACTCCTAAACGAGGACGTCACGAATGGATTGGTAGCATGGACTTAAACAGTCTGTATCCAAGTATCTTACGTAGTCTCAATTTGAGTACAGAAACTATTGTTGGACAAATACGTCATACACTAACAGTTCCATTATTAAATGAACATAAGTGGGAGCCTGCACGTGCATGGGAAGGAAAGTTTGCCTGTCCAGAATATGAACTTGTAATGGATAAAGACAATGAAACATTACTATATATTGACTTTGAAAACGGAGAAGAACTTCCTGCAACAGGCGCAGAAATATATAGTATAATCTTTGAAAGTGGACAGCCTTGGGTTCTTACAAGTAATGGTACAATTGTAGACCAAACTAAAAAAGGTATTATTCCTGGATTACTAGAGCGTTGGTATGCTGAACGTAAAGTTATGCAAAAAGACGCTAGAGAAGCTCAAGGTAAAGATGATGCTAAGTTTGCTTATTGGGATAAACGACAACTAGTTAAAAAGATTAACTTGAACAGTTTGTATGGTGCGTTACTTAATCCTGGCAGTAGATTTAACGATCCACGTATGGGACAATCAACTACACTAACAGGACGTACTATTGCTAGACATATGGGTGCAAGTGTAAACGAACTGTTTACAGGCGAGTACAATCATGTTGGTACTAGTATTATTTACGGTGATACAGATAGTGTATATTTTAGTGCGTATCCTATATTCAAAGATCAAATTGAAAATGGCGAGTTTGAATGGGATAAAGACAAAGTTAGTGAATTATATGACACAGTTTGCGAACAAGCAAACACAACTTTTCCTGGATATATGGCACGAGCACATAATGTTCTCGATCAAAAGCAAGGTGAAATTATTGCGGCTGCTCGTGAAATGTGTGCAACAAGTGGTATTTTTATTAAAAAGAAACGCTATGCTATTCTTGTATATGATAACGAAGGCTTTAGAGAAGACTACGGAGATAAACCCGGCAAGATTAAAGCAATGGGTTTGGACTTGAAGCGCAGTGATACGCCAGCATTTATGCAAGACTTCTTGAATGAATTGTTGTTAATGACACTAACAGGTAGTAATGATACAGAGATTATAGATCGTATTATTGAGTTCAGACATGAATTTAGAGATAAAAAGCCTTGGGAAATTGGAACACCTAAGCGTGTTAATAAGTTAACTTACTATACAGACTTAGAGTGGGAAACTAGAGAAGGCAAAGAAGTATATAAAGGCAAAGCAAATATGCCAGGACATGTCAGAGCCGCTATTAACTACAATAGATTACGTAGAGTAAATGGTGACCGTTATACTATGCAAATAATGGATGGCATGAAAACTATTGTATGTAAACTAAAAAATAATACAATGGGCTTTACTAGTATTGGATATCCAACAGATGAAATGATGATACCAGACTGGTTTAAAGAACTTCCGTTTGATACAGATGAAATGGAAGAAACAATTATCACAAAGAAGATTGAAAACTTACTAGGAGTTTTGGACATCGACTTAACTAAAGCAGAGGACAAAACTACATTTGATAGTTTATTTGATTTTGGATGAGAAGTTTAGATTTACATGGAAAACATATCCACGAAGCGTGGAAAATTGTTGACAAGTATATTGAACGGTGTTATTATGATAATTATAAATCTTGTGAAATTATTTGTGGGCAAGGTATAATACGTAATGAGATCGAAACTTGGCTCCACCTAAATAGATTTGTAAGAGAATACAGATTTAATACACGAACACAAGGCAGTTACAACGTAACGTTAGTAAAAAGGAAACATAAATGAGAGATTATCTACTCGATATTGTAAAACATACACATGGTGTAGGAAACATCGAAGCAGTTAAAGTTGTTAGTAACAGCGATACAACTGAAATTGAAGCAAAAGATGATAACAACTTTGTTGTTGTTAAAGCAAAATATAAAAGTGCTATCCCTGGTTTGGATGGTACATTTGGTATGCCTAACTTGAGCAAACTAAACATTCTTCTAAATATTGATGAATACAAAGAAAATGCAAACATTACTATTAACACACGTGATCGTAATGGTGAATCGGAGCCTTTTAGTATGGCATTTGTAAATGCAACAGGCGACTTTAAAAACGATTTTCGTTTCATGCAAAAAGAACTAATGGAAGAAAAACTAGCAAGTGTACGTTTTAAAGGTGCTAATTGGGACGTCGAAGTAGAACCTCACAGTGCAAGTGTTGCTCGCTTTAAAATGCAAGCACAAGCTAACAGCGAAGAGAGCTTGTTTGTTGCAAAAACTGACGGCACCGATCTAAAGTTTTTCTTTGGAGACGACAGTGGTCACACAGGTAATTTTGTATTCCAGCCAGAAATTGGCGGAGAGCTAAAGCAAAGCTGGAAATATCCAGTTGCAGAAGTTATGAATATTTTAAATCTAACTGGCAATATTACTATGAAGTTTAGTGATATGGGTGCGGCAATGATTGAAGTAGATAACGGATTAGCTGTATATGAATATATCCTTCCAGCACAGAGTAAGTAAATGGGTAAACATTTAAAAACTAAAATGGATTATGATATGATCTATGATTTTGCAAAAGAGATTGTAAAACTAGATCCAGACAATCCAGTTCTTGCAAAGTATCTACAAATGCAGAACTATGAAGGTGCTGAACTTAGGAAAGTATTAAAAGTTACATGACACAATTACCCACAAACTTAACAGATAGACAAGAAGACTTTGCTCTATTTTTACCTGCACTTAGTACGTTTTATGCATTATTTGTAGGTAGACAACGTAGAGGACTAGAGCCTTTTGATGAAAATAAAAAAGGTTCTGGTACACCATATATTGATTTGAATCGTATTCCAAGTAATTTAACAAATGGTGTTGAAAGTCTAAACTGGCTAGACAATAAAGGACTATGGCAATACAAGTGGAGTTTACACTCTGCTGGACATGCTAGTTTAGATTTAGAAAAAGATATGTATCGTGAAGATCAGTATCGTGTAAGAGATCGTTCAGCTAGTTGGCTGTTAGGTGATTCAGGTGGATTTCAAATTGGTAAAGGTAAGTGGGAAGGCGACTGGCGTAAAGGTAGTGGTTGTCCACAAGCACAAAAGAAACGTGAAGGTGTTCTTCGTTGGATGGACACTTTTATGGATTATGGAATGATACTTGATATTCCAGCTTGGGTAAGTCGTAGTCCGGAAGGTGCGGCGGCAAGTAAGATTGGTAGCTATCAACAAGCAGTCGAAGGTACACAACAAAACAACGAATACTTTATTAATAATCGTAACGGTGATTGTAAGTTTTTAAACGTACTACAAGGTGAAAACTTTGCACAAGCAGACGATTGGTATTCGCAAATGAAACAGTATTGTGATCCTAAATTATATCCAGATGCACACTTTAACGGTTGGGCAATGGGTGGACAGAATATGTGCGATATTCATTTAGCATTAAAGCGTGTTGTTGAATTACGTTTTGACGGATTGTTAGAAAAAGGTTATCATGATGTAATGCACTTCTTGGGTACTAGTAAACTAGAATGGGCATTAGTACTTACAGCAATACAACGTGGTATACGTAAAAACCATAATGAAAATTTTACTGTTACATTTGATTGTGCAAGTCCTTTTTTATGTACAGCAAATGGACAGTTTTATACAGGACACAGACTAGATCACAATGGTAAGTGGAGTTACATGATGGGAGATGCATTTGATGATCGCCAACTTGCAACAGATACTACACCTTATGATGATTATGCAAAACAGTTTTGTGCAGATTATGGTCATACTTGGATGCCAACTCCTGTTACAGAAGGTATGAAAGTAAATGATATTTGCATTTATGCTCCTGGTGATACAAACAGAATGGGTACAGAAACTAAAACATCGTGGGATAGTTTCGCTTATATGCTTATGATGAATCATAATACTTACACACATATTAATAGTGTACAAGCGGCAAATCGTGCTTATGATGATGGAGATTATCCTAACATGTTAGTTGATAACCGTTTTGATCGTACAGAAGTAAAAGATGTAATTGCACGTATCTTTGAGCTTGACGATAAGGAAAAAGCACTTAAAATGATAGATGACCATGAAAAACTTTGGATGATGGTTGTTGGGACTAGAGGTGCAGTAGGTAAGAAAACAGTTAACACTAGTGCTCAGTTTAATAGTTTATTTGAGGTAGCTTAATGCGTACACTTATAGTTGGCATGGGATTCGGTAAAGCAGTATATGGTAGCATATACGAACGAATGGGTTGGGATATTGCATATGTAGATCCTTACAACAAAGATGCTGACTATAGTGAAATCCCTGAAGAAGGTGCATTTTCTACTGCACATATTTGTACTCCAAATGTAACACACTATGAGTTAGCAGATAAAGCGGCAAAAGTTAGTGACATTGTGTTTGTAGAAAAGCCAGGTGTTAAAAATGTAGATCAATGGAACAAACTATGTACGTATAACCCTACAACAAGGTTTATGATGACTAAAAATAATCAGCATCGTTTTACTGAAAAAGAATGGTTAGACATCAAACAACGTGCAGAGGCCGCAGAAACTGTTAAGATATATTGGATTAACAGTGACAGAGTTCCAAGTCCTGGCGGTTGGTTTACAAATAAGAAAATAGCATATGGAGGAGTAAGTAGAGACTTACTTCCTCATTTGCTTAGTATCTATCAACTATTAGAAAAGAACTGGAAACATTCAGTTCGTACACAAGCAAGTTTAAATCAGTTTTGGACACTAGATGATATGAAAAGAACTGATTACGGAAACGTAGATTTTAATGGCATATATGATGTAGATGACTTTTGTTTAGTAAAGTATCAAAAGTATGAACTATGTGCTAATTGGAGAAGTGGCAACGGCGATGACTTTGCACTTTACTTAGATGATGACCGTATCGAACTAGGACCGTTGTGTCCTGAAAGTGCATATGAAAATATGATTAACACTGCAATCGATAACTGGAAAGATGATAACTTTTGGAAACTACAAAAGGAGATGGATCTATGGATACACCGACATGTGGCGACACTGTAAGAGCTCTTACTACAGACGGTCAAGGTGCTTTCTTTGAAAGCGAATATAAAATACCAGAATTAAACAAAGGCGATATAATTGTAAAAGCCGCTATGACTGGAGTATGTCGTAGTGACGTTGCAATGATGCAAGGCGAGTTTCAGCTATTGCCGCCAAGTATGCACGGACATGAAGGGCTAGGTATTAATACAGCAACAGGAAAATATGTTGCAACACGTGGCGAACCTGCGTATGCAGATTATTATGTTGCACGTGAAGGCACATATATTACAGTACCTGAGCTTGATCCTAAATATATTGCAGAGCCTGTTGCATGTGGAATAAATGTTGTACTTAACAGTTTAGAAGAATTAAAACATCGTGAAGGTGGTAAAGTTCTTATATTAGGTACAGGCTTTTTAGCACGTATTGTACATCAAACTATAAAAGAATTACATTTAGATTATGATAATATTACAGTTGTAGGAAATAGTAATCAAGATTATTGGAAAGTAACACTAGCAGAACCAAATACTACAGAGTACGATGTTGTAATTGATTTAAGTGATAAACACAATCTTATGAGAACAGAAGTTGCAGAAAATGCATTAGTAATTATGGCGGCTGAAAAAGCAGAACCAATAATGACTAATTTTAGTAGTTGGCTTTGGAAGAATGTAACTATGCACTTTCCAAGTCCACGCAGTGAAATGTTTGTACAGTCAATGGTATATGCAGTTACATGGACATTACAAGAAAAATTAAACCTTGACAATATATGGACTAAAGGTTATAATAGAGAAACAGAATGGAAACAAGCCTTCGAGGATGCAGTTAATAGACCTGAAGGCTATAGCAGAGGTTATATCAAATGGGATTAGATACAGACGAACGTCAAGATGTAGTTTACTTTATTGGTAATGAAATTGAAAACACAGCAATGAAAGGTGAGAAAACACTATTTGTAGTTGGTGTTCGAGATTCAAAAGAAATTGCACAAAAGGCAGATGAACATAAAATTAAACATCTATACTTTGGTACAAGTCAAAGTTTTACTCCTCGATCAGATGATGATTATGAATCATGGACAAATATGATTATACCATTGCTTAAAGAAGGATATTGGTGTACACTAGACTTTGGTGTAGAACATGCTCCTAAGGTATTAGAATGTGGGTTTGATGAATATGATAACTATATTAGTATGATAAGTGTTAAACTTCCATACATCAAACAATTTAATTACAATGCAACACTTAAACTAGATGACACAACTTGGGGATATAGTAATCCAGGTGTATGGTGTCATAGTTTACATGAGTTGCAAAAGCGCAGAGTTTATACAGACTGGCGTGAATATGTAGGAGACACAGTAGTTTGAATAAAGTAGGATTCACATGTAGTACATTTGATTTACTTCATGCAGGACATGTCATAATGTTACGTGAAGCTAAAGAACATTGTGATTACTTAATAGTTGGTCTCCAGACTGATCCAACTATTGATAGACCGGGTGATAAGAATAAACCGGTACAAAGTTTAGTTGAGCGTTATGCACAACTAAGCGCAGTAGAATATGTAGATGAAATTATCCCATATGAAACGGAACAAGACTTAGTTGATATTCTAACCATGTATCACATTAATATGCGAGTACTAGGAGAAGAATATCGTGAGAAAGATTTTACTGGTAAAGAGATTTGCCGCAAACGTGGTATTGAATTATACTTTAATAAAAGAGATCATAGATTCAGTACAAGTGACCTAAGGGAAAGAGTTGAACATGCCCCAAGACAAACTGCCACTGTTAAAAAGTTTGGAAACCAAACATAAAGAACTTGACGAAAAAATAAAACAGTTGTATAAACATACTAATGCAGAATTAAGTCTTAAACAGTTGAAAAAACAAAAGTTAAAACTTAAAGAACAAATTGAAACCGTTAAAAAGGAAATAACAAATGGTTAAGAAAATTAGAGTAATTGACGAACCTGTAGCAGAACCTGCTTCAGAAACATCCATGGAAGCGTTCATGGAACTTGCAAAAACTATGGATTGGAAACTATGGGAAATTTTGCAAATCATGCAACGAGTAGAGAAAAAACTATCAGTTACTGATGACGAGAAATAAATGCAGGAAAGATACTATACGTATATGCTCAGACGTATGCGTGAGGAAGATGCAAAAATGAAAACTCTTAAAAAAACAAGTACAAGTATTTGGGTTACATTTAGTAAAGAAGGATTACACAAGTATCCTGCGGCACTAGATGATCCTAAACTTGCAACAAACGATGAGTATGATGTAAGTTTCTTAGGTTACATACATCGTCATATATTTCACTTTAAAGTTGAAATCGAAGTATTCCACGACGATAGAGACATTGAATTTATCCAATTTAAACGTTGGCTAGAAAAACTATATGCAGAGAAAACACTGCAACTTGACTTTAAATCCTGTGAGATGATCTGTGATGATCTTGCAGAAACAATTAACAACAAATATCCAGATCGCAAAATGACAATTACTGTAAGCGAGGATAATGAAAATGGAGCAACGTGTAGCTATGAATAAGCTATCAACTGATATTCGTAGCGTTCGACAAGGGCGTGTAAGTGTAAACGACATCAAGTGGGATCTTATTAAGATCATCGAACCATTTGATGGTATCCTAGCAACTAACAGAGGTAGTGAAGAAACTATCCATAAGTTGTTTGGATCATATTTAAGTGACTTGCGTTATGCAGGTTTAATTCAAAGTTACGAGATTAATGGAATAATCCGTGACACTGCTATTACTTACGATGTAAGTGTAAAACTTAGTGCAGACCGTAGTGCTAAGAAACTTAAAATTCACGTAGGTGTATATCAATCTAAGGCAGCTTGATGACTGTATATATAGTTGATATTGAAGCGGTAGATACTCGATACACAAAACAGTGGAAAGAGTATCTACCTAAACAATTACAAAAACATACTGATAATGTAGTTGTTATCAGCGGAGGAGATATTCCACATGCCACTACGCCGGGTGCGTTCCTCAACTTCGGAGGAACAAATGTTTACAAATCAAATCAATTACAACAAATTGCCACACTATTTTGTGAAGGTAAAATACATGATGGTGATTATTTTCTTTATACAGATGCTTGGAATCCTACTGTTATTCAGCTCAAATACATGGCAGGTCTTCTTAATACAGATATTACTGTCGGTGGCATGTGGCATGCAGGCAGTTATGATCCACAAGATTTTCTCGGAAGATTAATTGGCGATGCGGCATGGGTACGTAGTGCAGAAAAAAGTATGTTCCACTGTTATGATCATAACTTCTTTGCAACTGAATTTCATGTAAAATTGTTTGCAGAAAACTTACTACAGTTTAAAGGTATGTTTGGACTTACTCCTGCTGAATGGTTAGAACAACAAGACAACGTACATATTGTTGGTTGGCCAATGGAGTATCTACGTGATACAATGCTTCCATATAAAAATATGGAAAAGAAAAATACAATTGTTTTTCCACATAGACTTGCTCCAGAAAAGCAATTAGATATATTCAAAGATTTAGAACAAGAATTACCAGAGTATGAGTTTATTGTATGTCAAGAACAAGAATTGACAAAACAAGAATATCATAATATACTTGGAGAAGCTAAAATAGTGTTTAGTGCTAACTTGCAAGAAACACTAGGAATTAGTGCATATGAAGCAATGCTTGTAGGTGCTATTCCAATGGTTCCCGATCGTCTGAGTTATACAGAAATGTATGATGAAGAATTTAAGTATCCAAGTGAATGGACTGAAGATTGGGATAGCTACACAACACATAAAACTAAAGTAGTTGAAAAAATTCGTGGTTATATAGATAGATACGACAACTATAATAATTACCTAAATAGCAATGCAGTATCATTAGGTGAAAAGTTTTTTAGTGGTAGCAAACTTTATGAAATAATTACTACAGAAGAAAAGGAAACTAAATGAAAGTTGGAGACGCATTAATTGAAGCCGCTAAAAAGCAAGCAGAAGGCGAGATTGCAGTACATAAAGCAAACATCGAAGTCTACAGAGCCATGCCAGCAGGTATAGGTGAACATAGTGATGTCTGCGAAGCTATAATCGACGAGCTTGATAAGTTGGCGGCCGCTAGTGATCGACTTGAAATGATAGACAAGCACTTTGATTAAAGATTTTAAACACGTTTCGCCGTGTATAACTAGGAGCAAAAATGAGTAAAGTACAAGAAATAAAAACAAAACTTGAAGAGGCAGGTATTAGGTACTGGGCTAATGATAATATTAGTTCAGTACTTAATGAAGGCGACAAACAAGCAATTATCGAAGAAGCAGTACCTGCTTTTGAAAATGTATTACAAACGTTATTGATTGATACAAAGACAGACCCTAACAGTATGGATACTGCAAGACGTATGGCTAAGATGTATGTTAATGAAATTATGTCTGGTCGTTATGATGCAATGCCCAATCCTAGTGCATTTCCTAACTATATTGAAAATGGTTATGAAGGCATGTTGGTTGTGCGTAGCGAACTTACAAGTTTGTGTTCGCACCATCACCAAACAGTAAAAGGTGTTGCATACATTGGTATTCTTGCAGGTCCTAAACTATTGGGACTTAGTAAATACACACGTATTGCACAATGGTGTGCTATGCGTGGAACACTACAGGAAGAACTTAACGTTATGATTGCAGACGCTATTCAAGAACAAACAGGTTCTAATGATGTTGGTGTTTATGTTCAAGCAACACATGGTTGTTGTGAAAACAGAGGTATTAGAGCTCATAGTAGTTTAACACAAACTACAGTGTTGCGTGGTGCATTTAAGGATGACCCCGGAACTAAAAAAGAATTTATTGATAATGTAAAACTTCAGCAAGAGTTTGCCGCTGGTAGATAAACTTATCGAATAAATACCCACGTATTACAAAGTTTGAAATACGTGAAAGTTGTAAGAATTATTTTTACAACTTCAACATTAACTAGCATAGGGAGAATTAATAATATGTTTAGTAAACTTTTAGACGGTGTAGATACAAAATTAATACGTAATCTTGTAATTCTACATACACTTGTAATTGCAGTAAGTAATTACTTGGTAACAATTAGATTTAATGTGTTTCCTGGTGCAGACCTACCATTGTTTGGTGAGTTTCCACTAGCGGCGGCGGCATTTACATTTCCAATTGTAGTTGTTGCGACCGACTTAACAGTACGTTTAGTTGGTAAAGAAGCAGGTAGAGCTGTTGTTGCTATGGCAATTATACCGGCTATTGTTGCATCAGTACTTGTGCTATTAGCATTAGGTGATGAACATGCATACAGAGTAGGTTTAGCATCAGGTGTAGCTTATGCAGTGGGAACGATGCTTGACGTATATGTATTTCAACATATTCGTGAGCGTATGAATACATGGTGGGTTGCTCCAGCAGTATCAACTATTGCGGCAAACATTATTGATACATATGCTTTCTTTTATACAGCATTTTATCCTGCACCTTGGGTTGCGGACGTAGCATTTAATAATACCCTAACAAAAATTGTAGTAGGACTAATTGTGTTCTTACCAGCATACGGAGTACTACTCAACTGGTTGTCAAAACGACGATCTGAAAACACTTAACAAACAATATTAAGAAAGAGCCACTAGGCTCTTTTTTGTTATCTAGGGTGAAGCATTTTAGTTAAAGAACACCCTCTACGAGAAAGGAATAACATGAAACTATTTAAATTAATAACCGCATCAATCGTGTTGATGTGGTCTTTTGGCTTGACTGCCATTGCAGGAGAAGCAAAGGACAAAGTAACAGTTGGATTTGTCTATGTGGGACCAACAGGTGACCATGGATGGACGTACAGACACGACATCGGTCGTAAACAAATTGAAGAAGCTTTTGGCGACAGAGTAGAAACAAGATTTGTAGAGTCAGTTGCATACGGAGCAGATTCTACTCGTGTGTTTACACAAATGGCTATGCAAGGTGTAGACATTATTTTTGGAACGAGTTTTGGATATATGGATCCAATGCTAGAAGTAGCAGAAAAATTTCCAAACACAAAGTTTGAACATGCAACAGGTTATAAAACCAATGGCACTAATATGGCTAATTATGGCTTGCGCCTCTATCAAGCAAGACACGTACAAGGTGTTATTGCAGGTATGATGACAAAAACTAATAAAATTTGTTATGTGGCGGCATACCCAATTCCAGAAGTAGTGCGTGAAATTAACACATATTACTTAGGTGCTAAAAGCGTTAATCCAGATGTAGATATTGATATTGTTTGGGTGTATACTTGGTATGATCCAGGCAAAGAAAAAGATGCCGCAGATGCATTATTTAACAACGGTTGTGATGTAATTGCACAGCATACAGATTCCCCTGCTCCATTACAAGCGGCGGAATCGAGAGGACTTGTAGGCTTTGGACAAGCAAGTGACCAAATTGGTTTTGCTCCTAAAGCACAGTTGACAGCAACAATTGACAACTGGGGACCTTACTATATTGAAAAAGTAAGACAAGTACTAGAAGGTACATGGACACCGATGTGTGATGGACCAGACGGTTGTTACTTTGGACATATGAATGATGGATCAGTTGGAATGGCTCCATTTACAAATATGCCAGCAGATGTAGAAGCTAAAGCACAAGCAGTCAAGGATGCTATCCGTGATGGTGAGTATTTTGCTTTTACAGGTCCAATTTACGATAACCAAGGTAATCTACAAATTGCCGCAGGTGAAGTTGCTGACCGAGGACATCTAGATAGTATGATGTACTATGTAGAAGGTATAGATGCGGAGTTGCCTAAATGATACCAATAATTGATTTACAAGCAAAAGACGCTTTAGATCGAATTGACGAAGCCTACACTACTGTAGGCTTCGCAGTCTTTCAAAATGCGTTACCAGAACAAGAACAAAAATTATTAAACGACTGGTTCGACGACATGAAGGCTTTCTTTGAATTGCCATTAGAAACAAAAAAGAAATATCCTTATGAAGGTGATACTAATTTAGGGTATAGTATTATGGGTGCAGAAAATGTAGATCCTACAGCACCGAAAGATATGAAAGAAAGTTTTAACTACAATAATATGCGTATGCCAGAACATTTATGGCCTACTGAACTAGATACTTTTAAACAAAGTGCGCTAACTAGTGTTAGAATTGCAGATGATTTAACACTTAATATCTTAGGAATGTTTGATCATATTTTAGGAACTGAAGGTTTAATAACTAAAGCACACGAAGTACCATTTAATACGACACGTGTAATTCACTATCCTGCATATGATGGTCCTATTGAGAATAAACAAATGCGTATTGGTGAACATAGCGACTATGGTACAATTACATTATTATGGCAGATTAATGATGTTCCAGGTCTTCAAGTACAAGATTTAGAAGGTAATTGGCATCCAGTACCATATGCAGAAGATAGTGTTGTTGTCAATATTGGCGACTTACTACAACGTTGGACAAATGATTATTTCAAATCAACTAAACATAGAGTTGTTAATACTCATATACATCAAGAACGTTTTAGTATGCCACACTTTGTTGATCCTACACCAGGAACAATGATTGATCCAGCACAAGTTCGAAAAACGGAAACACCAAAGTATCCACCAATCGAATCAAAAGAATATTTGATGTGGCGGTTAGCACAGAGTTACTAAAATGAAATATGTTATAGATATAGATGGCACCATATGTAAAGAAGTTATTATTCCAGACAGTGGTGGAAAAAAAGATTATGCAAATCATATACCAATGCCAGAGCGTATTGCAAGAGTAAATGCATTATATGATGCAGGGCATACAATTAAATATATGACTGCTAGAGGTTGCGTAAGTGGGGTTGACTACTACGATTTAACAAAAGATCAATTGGACGGTTGGGGTGCAAAGTATCATGAACTCAGCGTAGGACAAAAAGAAAACTACGATGTGTGGATTGACGACAAAGCATTTTGGAGTGAAAACTTTTTTAGAGAAACAGGAGAAAGCTATGAGTAAATATTTCCCATATATTTTTTGGAGCATGTTGGCAGTTGCGTTGGTGTTATCTTTTATGGCAGCAGACGAAATAGAAAA